TAGCAGCTGCACTTGCTGATAATCCAAACTATGCAACTGACATGGCTGCACAGCTATCTACAGCAGATTCAAATGCTCAGGGATATGCTAGTACAGCTCAGACTAATGCAGAAACTTATGCTTCTGGATTAGTCGGACAGGAGGTGATTGACCGTAACTCTGCAATTTCAACTGCTATCAATGCACTTATTACAGATGATGTTGAAGAGGGTACTGTTAATCTATATTTCACTGCTGAGAGGGCAATCAGTGCAGTTGGTGGAACCATTGGTGACGCAATTAATGCACTGACAACAAACGACATCGAAGAGGGATCCTCCAACCTCTACTTTACCGATGCTCGTGCTGTGTCAGCACTTGAAGCAGTAGTTCCAAACTTTACAGAGATTGATATTAACTCTGTTGCAACTCAGGTTGCTGCAACTCAATCAGTTGCTGTAGCTAGTCAGGTAGTTGCACACCAGTTTGCAAACTCAGCACACCGTTCAGCTGAATATACAGTCAAGGTGGCTCATGGATCACACACTGAACTTTCAAAGGTAATGATTACTCTTGATTCTTCAGACAACGTTGCTATCACAGAGTATGCAATTGTTGGAACAAATGGTTCAGCATCAACAATTTCTGCTGATGTAAATGCTGGAAACGTAAGACTGCTTGTTACAACAGCTAACAACAACTCTATCGTTACAGTAGTAGGAACACTTATCGCTTAAGATAATTTAAAGGGAGTATAGTAGATGGCAACAGTAAACAAGGATTTCAAGGTTAAACATGGAATTCAGGTAGCAGAAGGTGGTGTATTTGGTGGCCCAGTGGTGGCATCAGATCCAACTGATGATACTCATGTAGTAACACGTGGGTATTTGAATTCACAAGCATCTGGTATTACTGTTGCCTCTACTGCTCCTGAAAGTCCAGCCACAGGTAAGATGTGGTTTGATACAGTAACAAAAAGAATTAACATTTATGATGAAACAAATGGTTGGATGACAGTAGCCAACATTGATGATACGTTGACAGTGCCTCAGCACATTCACGATACATCTATTGGTGGTAATGGACTAATTACAACTAGTTTCCGTGAAGGTGGGTCAATCCCAGCAAGCCCTATGTCTAGTGGAATTGATGGCGGTAGCCCATCATCAACAGAGTTTACTCTAATTTTTGATGGTGGATCAGTTACTGATAATTTTAACTAAAAATAGGATATAATATAAGTATTTGGTGCATAATTGCACTATTGGAGGAGAATATAAATGGCAACAAGAATGCAGCAACGCAGAGGAACTGCAGAGCAGTGGACATCTGCTAACCCAGTACTAGCAGCTGGTGAAATCGGTTTTGAAACTGATACCAATCAGTTTAAGATGGGTGATGGCACCACTACCTGGGCAAACTTGTCATACTTTAAGAACCTAGAAGATCTAGGTGGAAGTCTTGATGACTATATTCTCCTTACAGAAAAGGGTGCAGCTAATGGTGTAGCTACACTTGATGGCACTGCACAGATTCCTGTTACACAACTTGCTAATCTTATTCACAATGCCCCAAATACTTTAGATACTCTTAATGAAATTGCTGCAGCAATTACTGATGCAAATGGTATTGTAAATACTGCAATTGAATCAGCTATTGATGCTGAGGTTATTGCAAGAAACTCTGCAATTACTACTGCTAATGACACTATTAGCACCAGAATTGATGGAGTTGACACAAGAATTGACGGAATTGACACAAGAATTAATGGCGTTGATGCAACAATCCTAGGTCTAACTACAGATGCAGTCCCTCAAACTGAAACAAATCAGTATTTTACAAATGAGAAAGCACAAGATGCTGTAGCATCAATGATTTCTGGTTCTGGTGGTATTACTGCAACATATAATGATACAGCAAACACACTAACCATTGCAACTGACTCTACAATTGCTACTACATCTGGAGTAGCAACTGCAGTTTCTAATCACAACTCTGCAACCACTAACGTGCACGGTATTTCAGATACTGCCAACCTAGTCTATACAAATGATTCACGTCTTTCAGATACACGTACACCAACTGATAATACAGTAGCTACTGGAAAGATCGTTGATGGAGCAGTAACATCTGCAAAGATTGCTGATGGAACAATTGTTAATGCTGACATTAATGGTTCAGCTGCAATTGCAACATCTAAGATCGCTGGGCTTGACTCTGCTCTTGCAGCTAAGGCCCCTCTAGCAGCACCAGCACTTACTGGAAATGCTACAGCAGAAAACCTTACAATTTCAGGTAATCTAACTGTAAACGGTACAACTACAACTGTATCATCTGCAAACCTAGAGCTTACAGACTCACTAATCTACCTATCATCAACACAGTACGATACAGATATTGTAGATATTGGTATCTTTGGTGCATATGGAGATGCAAATGCTGGACACTTCCACACTGGTCTTGTTCGTGATGCCTCAGATGGCAAGTGGAAGCTTATCTCTGGTGGCTCAGAACCTACGAGCAACGTTGTTGATTTCTCAACAGCAACATATGACACCGTTAAACTAGGCGGAGTTGAATTCTCGGACGGTACTCAGGTTAAAGCAGGAGTTCCATCGCTAACTACTATTAACCAGCAAACAGGTGCATATACTACTGTTCTAACAGACCGTGATAAGCTTATTGAGGTTAACTCAGCTTCAGGAGTTACAGTTACAATTCCAACAAATGCTTCAGTAGCATATCCAGTAGGAACATCATTTGATATTCTTCAAACTGGAGCAGGACAGATTACAATTGCTGGAGCAGCAGGTGTAACTGTAAATGCAACACCAGGACTAAAGCTACGTACTCAGTGGTCATCTGCAACTCTATTTAAGAGAGCTACAGATACTTGGGTAGTATATGGCGACTTGTCAGCATAGTTAGATTTAGAATAGGAAGTATATAGATGAGTAAAAGAGCTGGAAAGCATTCACAGCAAGCAAATGACTTCTTGCAGCCATTGGCACCAACTAGCGTTGTGGCTACTGACGTTGGAACTGGTAGAGCATTTAATGATGGTGCTGCATCTGTAGCGTTTTCACTACCATCCAATTCACAACCAGCAATATCATATACTGTTACTGCATCAACTGGTCAAACTGCAACTGGAGCATCTTCTCCAATTGTGGTTGGTGGTATTGCATCTGGTGCTACACCAACATTTACTGTTACTGCTACAAACTCATATGGAACATCATCAGCATCAGTTGCATCAGCAGCTATTACTATCACAACTGTTCCAGATGTTCCAACTGGAGTGTCAGCATCATCTCCTTCTGGAGCTACATATGATACTGTTACCTGGACTGCCCCAGTAAATAATGGTGGTAAGGCAATTACTAATTATCACGTAACATCATCCGACGGTAAGGCTGGAGACACAGCATCTACAACTATTAATATTGGCCAGGAAGCTGGAACAGCTCAAACTTATCAGGTTTATGCTACAAATGCTAATGGTAACTCAGCTACTTCAGCTGCATCTGGGTCTGTAACAACCTTCTCATTTGTTCCATTCTCAGTATTCAGCTTCTTTGGAGTCTTTAGCTTCTTTGGTGTATTTGGCTTTGTGCCAACCTTTGGAGTATTTGGTTTTGTGCCATTCTCAGTATTTGGATTCTTTGGTGTATTTGGGTTCGTTCCAACATTCAGTGTCTTTGGATTTACTCCTACATTTAGTGTATTTGGTTTTAGATAATCACATAAGTCTCTGCTATGGTGTATAATATATACATACATAGAACGGAGTATGAGGATGTATAAGGACCAAACTCCCCTACGAAGCATAAGCAAGACAACGCAGGGGCACAAATTTTTTGAACGTTACCTTAATAATGATCTAGATGTGTTGACAAAAGAGCTACAGTCTAGATATGAGCTGATTGAGCAGGCTAAGCTTCCAGGTGTGACACCAGTAAGCCCTTTTGAAGCATGGAAAGATTCTAATAGTATCTCAACAATGAAGTGGAGACAGTACAATGTTTTCCAATTCCATATTGATGGAATCTATGAGCTATATAAGGCTATTGGTGATATGGTTAGAGAAGCCTGTGATCACTATGAAATTGACTTTGAAGAACAAAAGTTTATGATTCAGGGATGGTTTAATATTAATCACTCTGGAAATGGAAAGCTTAACTGGCACGAACATGGTGGTCCAGGAGCACCTGACTTCCATGGATATTATTCAGTTGCAGCAGAGCCATCATCAACCCATTACATTGTTTTTGACAATGAGGTTGAAAATATTAATAAAAATAACCGTGCTATTCTTTCAGAAATGGGACATCCACACGCAATGGGTGATTGGTCATGGGATGGTCCAAGAATTACTGTTGCATATGATGTAACTCCACTAGAGTATCTAAAACGTGGAGGATATTCTCAAGAACAGCATTGGATTCCATTACGATGATTTCTATGAACAAGCCACCACAAAAATTTTTTGAAAGATATCTAGATGTCACACAAGAAGATCTAGATAATTTGTATGATTTTTGCATTGCTCGTGAAAAAGATATGCTTGATGGAAAGTTTCCAGGAATTGCCTCAGAAGAAGCAAAGTCATATTATGAAAAAGGCGGTATGACTACTAGAACTTTGGGAAAGTATAATGTTTTTCAATTGCATCACCCAGTAATAAGAAAGTTGCTTGGTGCTGTAAGAGATATGACAAAAGAAGCTTGCGAATACTACGGTACCGATTTTGAGTCAGAAGCATACTATATTCAAGGTTGGATTAATATAGAACCAGCTGACCATGGAGATGCAGAGTTTTATGCACAAACAATGATTGAGCCTAATCTTCACGAACATTGTGGTGGATTGGGAATTCCTGATCTGCATGGGTACTTTTCTGTATTTGCAGAACCATCTGTAACACATTATAGAATTGACAAGGTGACTCCATTTGAAAATATTAATAAAAACTTCAGAGCAGTGCTTTCTGAAACTGGTCACCCACATACACGTGGATGGTGGGGTAACCATGATAAGCGTAGAATCACAATAGCTTACGATACCAGAAGTATTCATGATATTTCTGACGGAGATGCTGGATTGGAACAACATTGGATACCTCTAGTATAGTTAAAGATCATAAGTTCTTCACCAGAGATCTGTCAATAGATCTTTCAAAACTATTAAACTGGACTATTGATCTTGATAATAAGATCAGATCTGGTAAGTTTAAAATAGGTGCAAGTAAAGAAATTCTTGATATTTATAAAAATCAAGCTTCTGGTGCAGGCACTGCACTATTATCTCATTATAATATTTTTGAAATGGGTAATTCAGATCTTAATATTCTAAAAAATGCAATAAATGATGCATTGCTAGAAGCTTGTAATTATTACGGTATTGACTATGATTCTGAAGAGTGGTACCTGCATGGATGGTATAACAGAAATGATAAAGATGTCATGTGGGATGTTTCTCCTATTGATAATGAAGATAAGTGGCACGAACATATGAATGGTGTTGGTGCACCAGTATTTCATGGTTATTATTGTGTAAATGCAGAACCATCCGTAACTGTATACAAGATATTTAAGAATCCTGAAAATATTAAGGTTAATGTAAATAAAAATAATAGAATGGTTTTATCAGAGGTAGGGCATCCACATGGCATGGGTAATTGGAGAGTGGATGATACAAGGATTACTTTAGCATATGATGTAGCTCCAAGAGCATATATTAGTGATGAAGATGCACAAACATGGACAAGGCTTAACTAATGAAAAATTGGATCCTCAGAATAAAATGTTTTATACTAGGGCATAGAGTTGTTCAAGGTACAAAGTGTCCAGTAACTGGAATAGTTAGATTGGACTGTTTATCTTGTGGAGACTCTAATATGCCAAAACACAGCGGTGAAAGTAGATTTAAATGAATAAGACAGATCAAATTAAATATATTAAAGGTTTTGTGCCAAAAGATGTAGTTGATAAAATTCATGCATACTCAGTAAAGCATGATTCAGAGTTCACAGAATACGGTAACAATGAAAAAGAGTTTACCGTAAATGTATTTAAAGATATGACACAGGAAACAAATGATATTCGTGCACTAGTAACAGAGTGGGGGATGAAAGTTTATGAGTTTGTTCTTGAAAACTATGGAGATAATTTTAAGCCATTTGATCCTATGATGTCTCATATTGCTAGATTTGAGCCAGGATGGGGAATGCATGAACATTTTGATGCTGGCAAACCAAATGATATTGCAACATTAATTTATATAAATAATGACTATTTGGGTGGAGATATATACTTCCCAGAATATGGTATATCTCATAAGCCAGAGCCAGGAGACCTTCTTACATTCCCAGATAATCCAGACTATGTACATGGAGTTAAGTCAATTTCTGAGGGTATTAGGTATACAACTCCACGCTGGTTTACACGTATAGTATGATAAAATAGATGTACAATGACTACATCTTTAAGCCTTTATTCATCTAAAATTCTAAGTGAGCATCCACTAGGTCACTGGCCACTTCAGGATAAAGCAGACTACGTTTCTATGCTTTCAAAAACTAAGAGCGACTTGTCTGGATGGACAAAGGTTTCTAGTGATACAGATGTTTCCTTAGTATCAGCATCAGATGCTCCAATGTCTTCAGAATCAGTTTTTAAGATATCAACCCATAACCTTGGATCTTCAAGCATTAAAACTGTAACAGTACTGAGCGATACAATATCAGATTTCTCGCAACTAGATAGTTTTCTATCTACATTCACACTATCAACATTCTTATATTCATATGCTGAAAACACCCAATCTGTTTCTATTGGCTTTGTATATGATGATCCAACATATGGGACAGCAAGAGTCTCTAAGCGATTTACAATGCCGTTTGGAAATAAGTGGGTATTTCTATCTGAAACTTTTGATAGGCCATATAACCTATCTTCAGAATTTAAACTTTTTATAGAAATTGAATTTTTATCAAATAATACAACTGATGAGGTTTCGTTTTTAATTAATGGCCTATCTCTTGGCCAATGGTCAGAGGAATTTAACTCTACGTCTACTGGTATCATTCCAGAAGAGGTTATTGAAAATATTTATAGTCTTGGTCCAAATACAAAAGCGGTAAAGCTATTAGCATCTGCAGAATCAACAAAAGACGGATATTCAATTTGTAAGGGAACAAATATTCTTGGAAAAAAGAACGGAATTCCTATGACATATGGGTCCGAAGCTTCATTCCAGATATCCCCAAATACTACTGGGAAGCCATCTGTGGTAATTCCTGGACTAGGGTTTTTAAACAAATCAGGAGCAAATAGAAACTACACCTTTGAGGCATGGATTAAAGTAGATCATTCACAAGATTCAGAGTTTAGGATAGTTGGTCCAGTAGCTTCAGATGATGGGTTGTATGTAGATGGTCCTTTCTTAAAGCTAAGAATTGGAGATTTGCACACATCACATTATGTTGGAGAATGGTACAGGCCAATGCTTGTTCACATAACAATTTCTAAAGATAGTGTAACCCTATTAGTAAATGGAGAGATTGTCGGAACCATTTCTATATCAAATGTTTCTTTACAGTTCCCTGACGAGGTCCTAGATGGCATTGAGCAAGACTGGATTGGAATATATTCAAATTCTAAAATGTCAATATTTGAAATAAATGCTGTTTCTATATATACATATGTTGTTTCTAACACAATTGCAAAAAGAAGATGGATCTATGGTCAAGGTGTAGAAAATCCAGAATCACTAAATGTTGCATATGGTGGTAAAAGTATTGCAGTAGATTATCAGTTTGCAAAGTATTCAAGTAATTATTCATACCCTAAGATTGGGGCATGGTCTAAAGGCCTTTCAAATAACCTTGCCACCAGTGGAGATTACTTAAAGATTCCTTCTTACAAGGGTATGTCTATAATATCTGCTTCAGCTACACAAGAAGCAATTTTAAAAGAAATGCTTAATGTTCAAAATGAAACTGAAAAATTTATTAAACTTCCTGAAAACTCTTATGGCTATTATGAAAATCTAGATATTCTGCCAGATGGAATAGAGTCTCTACATGTAGTTTATAAGACAATGTCCAATATAACAAAGCAAGAAACTCTCCTAGAACTAAAAGACAAGCTTACTGGAGATTACTTGTCTGTAAAATTATTTGATGGAAACATTAAATATTCTATAAATATTCTTGGCAAAACTTCCACACTAATTGAAACAATAGCTTATGTACATGGAGAGCAGTTTGCAATTGCAATTCACCTAAAACGAATGGCTCAATACTTTGGAAACGAGGTTGCTCTATTTTTATCAAAGTACAAGACCCTATCTTTATATCTTGGTGGAACTGGAAACAATGATACATTTTCTGGAAATATTTATTCAGTCTCTTTCTCAAATCTTCATGCTACAGAAAAATTATCAGAATATTTTGCTCCAAATGGATTAGTCTGGGATGCTGAGACAATTCAGAATGCTACTGGAGAATATGATGCTGGAATGTATAGTACTACATTCTGGGAATTTTTACTAGATGGAGGAAATCCAGCACAACATGCAAACTCTGGACTTATTCAAACATCCTATGCTAGCTATAAGGTATCTCCATATGCAGATAAAAGCACACTATATTTAGATGGATTTGTTAATGGAAGCTGGACTTCGTCAATTCCATTATCATATTTTGGAAAATACTCAAATACTCAATCTGGCAAGAAGACATACGATCTTGACTTTATTCAGTTTAACATTTCATACCCATCTCCTGCAAGCTCAGTAGCTATAACAGAATCTGATGCAGCATGGAGCTATCAAGATTTGTCATTAAAATTTGCAATACCATCACAAAAAAGATATAGTGATTTAGATAACCATCTATATACTGGATATGTAGACTATACTGACCTTCAACATAACACTAGACAAACATATAAGTTTGATACTTCTAGGTCAATAATTAAAACATATATTTTCTTTAAGGATAATGCAATTGTAGATAATTTTTCATCTAAATATTATTCTAATATAATTTCTGCACCAAGAGATGGGGTTATTCAGCCAGGGTCAGAATGGGTAAATACAAAATATGAAGTAGTAGACAATATGATTATTTATCCACCAGCAAATGTAAAATTTGAAAATATTAATATCTATACAGAAATTGTAGTGTCTGTAGACAAAATATCAGAAAAACCAATTGCTATTAACGGCCTTGAGTTATCTTCAGTCGTTTTGGATAATAATATAAGAACTCCAATTGGAACTAAATATGGAATTGACATTTATCCATTTACTGAAAATGGATTCTATTATGACTATAAGTCAAAAAATCCATTTAGCATTTATAAAGGAAGCACTCCATATTTATACCTTACAAAAACTAGCGGAATAAAGCTAAAGGGGTTATTTAATGGTAGACAGTCTAGAGGTATAGAAATTGCTATTAACCAAGAAAAGGTAGATAACTATAGGGTTATTGCAATGCAATGTTTTGCAATGTATGACGATGACTTCTTCCCATATAGTCCTACCGAAATATTTGAGATTGTATCTAATAATCTACATCTAAAATTCTATTTACAGGCAACACATCCAGATGGTCTTCGTGGAAAAATATATGCAATCAACACCAAGACTGGACAGGTTGAAAATGGAATTGGATACTATATTAATGGCAATATTGTAAAAGACCCAGTGCTTACTATTAAGCAGTGGGCTGCCATTGGTATTGGTTTTGCAAATTATTTGGATTGTAGCTTAATTGGAGGTGCCCTAAGAATAACTGGACCACTAATGATTAACAATATATCTTATTACAATTCGTCAAGACTGCAGCAGGTACAAAGAATTTCTGCAAGGCCATGGTTCAGCGTTAGAGAATCTGGAAGAATAAAGTTTGACTGGGTTGACTGGAAGGGAATCTTTAGATGGTTTGAGGTGCTGGTTTTGTCTAGCAAGAACTTCTACGGTGTTGATCCTTCTGATATTTATGCTGCTTACGTTGGGTCTTCTAAAATAACTGTAGATGACAAATCAATTTTAAGGTTATTCAGAAGCAAATATAGAGTCATCTCAAACTCTGTAGCACAGCTTTTTACTATTAATTCTGTTTAATATGGTATACTAGTGGTTATGAAAAGACAAAAACCACGATTTCCTGGTCAGGTTGGAGAAACCAAGGTACAGGTCATACAAGAGAATTTTTCTTTATTTGGAACATATGTTTGGATGAAGCCAAATGGAAAGCCATTTACAGATGGAAGCGGTAATGCCCTATCTATTGAAGGCATGAAAGATGATAAAGCTAGAATTAAAGAGTTAGCTGATGCTGCAAAATATTGGGGGCAGCCAGAAGGTCGTGCCGTATTCTATCCAAACATGCGAAAGATTTCAGACGAAGAACACTCTGAGCAGGTAGACAGAATGAACCAGGGGCTTATTCCATCAATGAATGACCTAGGTGCACTTATTGCTGCAAAGAAAACCCTTGATACCTATGGAGACGTTGAGTAATGTCAGATTATGAAGAAGTAAAGTATATCCATGCATCTCTTCAGGATGCTGAGACAGAGCAGGATCTATTTAAAGATCATGACCCATTTATGAAAAATTGGGATGAACTAAAAAATTACTCTGGCCTAGAAAAGAATTTTAAGCGTCGTACAGAAAGACTTTCAAAGTCAACTGATGTGCTTATTGAAAATAGAACAGTAAATACTGGTATTGATATTAATGATTTGGGATATCAGGATAGTGCTCTTGCGGTAAATCGTGGTAAAGATGATGCTCGTTCAAAGGTAATTAACCCAGGGCGTGTATATCGTAATGGCTATGGAATGTTTGATGTCATCACTCCTCCGTGGAACCTGTACGAGCTAGCAAACTACTATGATACATCATTTGCTAATCACGCAGCAATTGATGCCAAGGTAGAAAATATTGTTGGCCTAGGCTACGACTTTGAAGTTTCAAAGAGAACAATGATGTCACTTGACGCACATCCAAACGAAAGTGCAAAAGAAAAAGCACAAAAGCGTATTGAAAGAATGAGGGTAGAGCTTCGTGATTGGCTAGAAAGTCTAAACCTGGACGAGTCATTTACTGAGGTAATGTCAAAGGTAATGACAGATTATGAGTCTACTGGAAATGGATACCTTGAAATTGGTAGAACAGTTAAGGGGGAGATTGGTTATGTAGGTCATATCCCATCTACAACAATGCGTGTACGTCGTTTGCGTGATGGATATCTTCAGATTATTGGCAATAGAATTGTTTATTTTAGAAATTTCCAGGCAACTAACCCAAACCCAATTACTGCAGATCCACGCCCAAATGAGATTATTCATTTTAAGTCATACTCTCCACTAAACACATTCTATGGTGTTCCAGACATTATTTCAGCTATTTCAGCACTTCAGGGAGATATGCTTGCATCACAATACAATATTGATTACTTTACAAACAAGGGTGTGCCACGTTATGTTGTAACTCTTAAGGGTGCTAAGCTTTCTGAAGATGCAGAAGACAAGATGTTTAGATTCCTTCAGACTAGCCTAAAGGGTTCAAACCACAGAACACTATACATTCCACTTCCTGGAGATTCAGATACTAACAAGGTAGAGTTTAAGATGGAAGCTGTAGAGACTGGTACACAGGAAGCATCATTTAATGAGTACCGTATTCGTAATCGTGATGATATCTTGGTAGCTCACCAAGTTCCACTATCTAAGATTGGTGGTGGAGATTCTGCAGCAATTGCTGCTGCTCTAGCACAGGATCGTACTTTTAAGGAACAGGTAGCTCGTCCTAGACAAGATGCTATGCAAAAGATCATCAATAGACTTATCCGTGAAAAGACAGATATCCTTGAGTTTAAGTTTAACGAACTTACCCTTACTGATGAAATTGCACAGTCTCAAATTCTTGAACGATATGTTAAGAACAAGATTATGGTTCCAGATGAGGCACGTGAAATTCTTGGAATGCCTGCTCGTCCAGACGGTGATGGTGGCAAGCCTTTGGAAGTAAAGCCACCAGAAGCACCTAATAGTACTGGAAATGATGCCAGAGATGCACAGCGTGCAAATAATGCATCAGATAGTCCTGCAACAATTGCAGGTAGAAATCCAAAAGGTGAAGGAAGAGCTAGTCAATAAAAAATATGCTATAATATACTAAATGTTATAAATATGTAATATTGCAAAAAAAGGCTCTATAATTATACTACGATGACTATTTCTAAGGCTCAATGGACTACGGACGGAAATGATATCCGTCTGTCAATGCCACTATCTAAGGTGGATCAAGAAAAGCGTATTGTCTCAGGTTTTGCAACTCTAGACAACATTGATAAGCAGGCTGACATCGTTACACCAGAAGCCAGCATGAACGCATTTAAGAAGTTCCGTGGAAATATCCGTGAGATGCACCAGCCAATTTCAGTTGGTAAGATGGTCTCATTTAAGGAAGAAAAGTATTTTGATCCAGAAACTAAGAAGATGTATAATGGCATCTATGTTTCTGCATATGTATCAAAGGGTGCTCAGGACACTTGGGAAAAGGTTCTTGACGGCACCCTTTCAGGTTTTTCAATTGGCGGTAGAATGAACAAGTGGGACGATGCCTACGATGAAAAGATGGATTCGCCAATTCGCATTATTAAGGATTATGATCTAGTAGAGCTATCTCTAGTTGACAACCCAGCAAACCAGTTTGCAAATATTCTATCTGTACAAAAGGCTGATGGCTCAGAAGGTGCATCTGGAATTGCTGTTGACACAGTAATTGAAAATGTATTTTATGACAAGGAAGCAGGAATTGTTCTGCTATCTGAAAATGAAACATTGTCTAGTCCAGTTTCTGGAGAGCCTATGCAGAATATTGGTTTTGTTGAAAAAGAAGATAATGAAAAAGTAGACATGATAAAGTTCTTAGTTGATAATGCTAAAGGCATTAATCTTTCTAAGATGACAAAGGAGGTAAGTCCTATGACTGAAGAAACAACAGTTGCAGCAGAAGATGCTGTAGTTGCAACATCAGAAGAGGTCGCTCCAGAGGCAACAAAGGCTGAGTCAACTCCAGATGACGAAAATGCAGAAAAGGCTATGAAGCCACATGCAGATGAGGAGACTCCTGCCGAAGATGCTGGCGAAACACCAGCTACTGAGGAAGAGGAAGACAAGGCTAAGAAATCAGATGATGTCGCAGACATTTCAAAGGCAGTAGCTGAAATGAAGGACTCTGTAACATCAGCCTTTAGCGATCTTGTATCAACAATCAAGTCAATGAAAGAAGAAATCTCTGTATTGACAAAGTCACTAGATTCAGTAAAAAATGAGGTAGCTGAATCAAAGGGTGCATTCGATGAGTTTGGAAAGAGAGTAGACGCAGTAGAAGCTGACACTGCTTTCCGCAAGTCTGGCGATATCGGTGATATCGTGCAGGAACAGCCTGAGATACAGGTTGAAAAATCAATATGGGGCGGACGTTTCCTCAAAACTGCCGATCTATTTAAGTAATACATCACTTAGGAGGTGACAATATGTCGGAAGAAATTAAGAAAAACAATCCAGATGCAGCAGGAGCTGATTCTGGTCTATTTAATGGAGAAGGTGCGTTCGCATCAGGTTCATCAGCTGGAGCTAACATCCCAGGCAACTACCGTAACGGTGCTGCTGTAGGAAACATTCCAACTGCGAACTTTGGTGTAACCACAGGACCTAACGCAGTAAATCCTTCAGGTGATGCTGGCAGTGGTATCCTGCGTCCTGAACAGGCACGTCGTTTTATCGACTATGTTTGGGATGCGACTGTTCTTGCTAACGATGGTCGTCGTGTAACAATGAGAGCAAACACCATGGAACTTGAAAAGGTTAACGTGGGTGAGCGTGTTATTCGTGCTGCTACTCAGGCAAATGGTGACTACACAAACACTGGTGCAACATTCTCTAAGGTTGAGCTAACTACCAAGAAGATTCGTCTTGACTGGGAAGTCTCAGCTGAAGCTCTAGAAGATGGTATTGAAGGTGGTGCTCTTGAGGATCACCTAGTACGTCTTATGACAAACGCTTTTGCAAATGACATTGAAGATCTTGCTATCAACGGAACTGGCGACAGTGACGATGGTGCGTTCCTTGGAATCATGAATGGTTTCTTGAACAAGGTTAAGACTGATGGCGATGCTCACGAAGCTGTTGTTACAGTAGCTGACAACGCATGGACACCAGAAGTTATGCAGAAGATTATCCTTGCAATGCCACGTAAGTACCGTGCACTTAAGAACAACCTTAAGTTCTACGCTGGTACTGACGCATTCCAGGGAATCGTTAAGCACAATGGTACTCTTGCTGACGCTATTGCTGAAGCATTTGCTGGCACACCAGCAGGTACACCTGCAAACCGTCAGGCATACCTAGACGGTAATGGTCAGACATTCGGTGGTGCTCGCACTACTCGTGTTCTTGGCGTAGACGTTCAGGAAGTTCCTTACTACCCAGAAGGTTACGTTGACCTTACATTCCCTCAGAACCGTGTTTGGGGTATGCAGCGAGACATCACTGTAAACCGTGAATACAAGCCAAAGAAGGACACAATTGAATACACCGTATTCGTTCGCTTTGGTATTCAGTGGGAAGAGCAGGACGCAATTGCGTTCGCTGACGCTGCTGCAGATGCATAATCTGTAAACAGTACCTTTTTAGGGGGCAGGGGCATCCAAGCTCCTGCCCCTTATCTCATATATTAATGTTATAATATAACTAGACAATCAAGGAGGCATTATGTCTGAAGATATCAAAAATGAAGATGTAGTCCCAGCATCAATTGAAGCAGGAGAGCCAATCGTTGCACCTGAAGTTGCTGAAAAAGCAGCTGAAGTAATCGCAGAGATTGTAGCAGAAGCTAAGGTTGAAGAAGCACCAAAGCCAGCAGAAGATGTAATCACAGGACCAAAGGGTTCAGGTACAGGAGAAGCACAGGCACTAGGTTCAGTTGCTGATGGCGTTATTGGAACTGGAAAGGTTGCCAAGAAGGCTGCTGCTCCAAAGGCACCAGTAAAGCCACTAGCCGTTGAAGATACAGTAGCTATCTACTCAACACGCAACATGCACTGGGAAGGTGTTGGAAAAATTTCCAAGGGATTTAACATCGTATCAAAGGAAGCTGCTGAGAAGTGGCTTACTAAGGGCAACATCCGTTTGGCAGATCCAAAGGAAGTCGCTAAGGGGTACGGCCTATAATGGAAGTATTGAGGGTTCCACCATATCCACTAACAACAACATGGGATCTTCCAGATCCTAATTACGGCTATATCGTATATGTTGAGGATTTGGTGGACCACTCAATCGAAGAAACAACTGTCACATCAGATTCAAATGGACGAGTAGTTTATACACTACCTCTGACAAAAGTTCAGTTCGATAGACAATTCCTTATTAGATTCTACGATGCTGAACACGAACATGTTATTTATGAATCTAACCTTGACATCATTAGACCATATACTGATCCAAATAAGCTGGGTACAACAGCATCTGAAATTGCAGAATATAAGACATATGAGCTAATTGCAAGATCAATTATTGATACTTACACAGATGGTGGTTTTTATAACCACAAATCAATCTATCAAGTTTCTGGAAACGGTGCAGACTATATGCCAGTATGGCGAGATGCAAACCGTGTTCTAAAGGTATACGAAAACAATGTTCTTGTTTTTGACATTGAGTCAACCACAAATGAATATACATATAAAGTAACACTAGATAACTCTGCAATTCATAGGGTTGAGACTGGTGCTGTAAATTCATTGCAATCGCCTACAATTAAGTTCCCTATGGCAAGAGGAGATATTGCTTTTGGAATTTCTAATGCTGGAACATTCCCAGCAGGATACGACTACCTATTTGTTCTTGACGAAGGTTTCCGTGCTATTCCACCAGATGTTGAGGCTGCAACAAAGATGCTCATTGATGACATTAAATGTGGCAAGCTTGAATACTATCAAAATTATGTAAAGAATTACAATACTGACCAATTTAGAGTTCAGTTTGCTGATAAGCTACACGAAGGAACAGGTAACGCAATAGTAGACAAAATACTTGAAAAGTATAAAAAGTCTATTTATAAAGTTGGAGTCTTGTAATGGTTGCATGTGAAAAGACAAACTACATGTTCCCAATGACAGCTGAGGTTTTCTACCCAACTGTAGAACAAGGTGCCTATGGAAATGTCAAGAAGACTTGGATTCACAATAAAACTATTGCTTGCTACTTTGCTTCAGCAGCAGGGGCATCCAAAGAAGAAGTAGTACCAAATGTGAATATCACTAAAGAGCTACTTCTTGTTGGTCGTGTAAAATCAGACATCAGAATTAATTCACAAGAAGATGGACAAGCGATTACAAACATCGTAGTCTCTAATATCAAGGATAATCTTGGCAATAGAGTGTACATTGAAACATCTGGTGTTCGTGATTCTAAATCAACTATTTTTGAAATTGCATCACAAGAACCTATTTTTGGCCCATTTGGCAAGGTTGAATACTATAAGGTTGTGTTACGCAGATCAGATAACCAGGCGGTAGACATCTAATGGTTTTAGCTGTAGAGTGGAATGACAGAAAGTTCATGTCTGAAATGAACAATCTAATTGAATACTCAATAGGATTTATTGATGGTATTGATAGAGGAAAGCCAGCATTTCTGAATAGTCTTGGAAAGGCTACAATAGAGTCTTTAAAAGATTTTATTGACAGTATGGCTAGAGTAGATCAAAGAATGCTACATCACGTATATGAGTGGAATAGGGTTGGAGATCCATCATCTAGATTGTTTAGTTTAGACTATTCTTTGTCAAATGGTGGCTTGTCTATTGGTGCAACCTTTACACAGTCTAAAATAGCCTCACAAGGCTCCACAGAACCATTCTATGACAAAGCAAGAATTATGGAGCTTGGCATCCCAGTAACAATTAAACCAAAGAAAAATGTTTTAGCTTTTAAAGATGGAGAAAATACGGTTTTTACTAAAAGGCCAATAACTATAAATAATCCTGGTGGAGAAGAATCTCAACACGGTCTTGAAACCACACTAGATACATTTTTTAATAGATATTTTTCTCAACTATTTTTAGATAAAAGCGGCATTTTAAAATATCTAGAAACTCCAGCAATGTATCATAAATATCTTCAAGGTGGCATTAAAAGTGGAGGAAGGTCTGCAGGACTTTCTGCAGGATATAGATGGATTTCACAGGCAGGAGCTGATAAATAATGGCTATATATTACCCACCAGCATTTATTAATGCATATTTGGCAGAAAAGGTGCCAGCAGAATTAGGTACTGATAGATTCAATAATGGACTAATGAAGTTTTTCCCAACTAGCCCAACAGATATTGAGGCACTAACTGAGACATTTCCAGATGCGTCTGCAAATGTATTTGCAGTATTTGACAGAATGCTTAAAATGAGGAAAAATGCTTTTCCACATATTAAGTCAGAACAGCTTTTGTATTATTTTTATAAAATGGCAGGGGATCCAGTAGATCTTATAGAAACCACACAGGTAGTTCAAGACCTGTTAGATAGGGAAGATGAGTCTGCACAAGATATAAACAATTGGATAAAAACATTACCAGCTGGAACCCCAATCCAGCGTAAAGATGATCAAGGTAATTTAATGTGGCAAGATGAACAAAAAACTGTCCCATTATTGAGAAATACAGTTCACATTCTAGGTACAGACTTTTTGCCAGTGTTTTTCCACAAAATTCGCATATATCAGCTAGAAGAAACCAGAGATTTAATTGATTTTGGTACTGCTAGAACGTATGCAGGAAATAAAATAATTATTGATTACGATTGGCATAAATCATAAACAGTCATAAATGGCTGTATACTATAAGTGAGGAAACGAAGCCCACTTATTCCATAAGAAATAAGAGGTGAAAACTATGGCATATACACGTGGTACAAGTGCGAACATCATCGTTGGTGCAGCTGCCCTCTTCACATACGAAGATGGTATTCTAACCGATGCAGATCTTCCAGCTTACGAAGCTAACACATCATATGTAGAAACTCTACAGGATGGTGCAAACGCTGGCAATGGCTGGACATCTAACGATGGATTCCGCAACGTTGGTTATACTGCTAACGGTCTTGAACTCCAGTTCCAGCCTGACTTCGGTGAAGTTAAGGTTGACCAGGTTCTTGACGTTGCTAAGCTTTACAAGCAAGGCATGCAGGTTAACATGAAGACTACATTTGCTGAAGCTACACTAGAAAACCTTCTCTTTGCTCTCGCAAGCAAGGACACCAACTTGACTTCAGGTTCTGGTCTCCAGACTCTGAACCTGTCAGCTGGTGAACTTGGTGAGTGCCCAGTAGAACGTGGTCTAGTTGCAGTTGGTCCTGGTACAGGAGACTGTGCAGCAAATGAGCAGAGAATCTATGCAGCTTACCGTGCACTCTCAATTGAGAATGTTACAGTATCTGCAAAGCGTGACGAAGCTACCCAGTTTGAGGTATCTTTCCGTCTGCTACCAAACGACAACGCATCTTACGGCAAGATCGTTGACCGTACATTCTAATAATTTAATATAGAGAATTTGTCCCCTTGGAAAAGTCCAGGGGGACATTTTCTTTTTGCTATAATTAAATGATGGCAACTCAAGTACATAAAACAGCTACTATTGAAACTATAGATGGAGTATCAATAGATATTGGCCCACTCAAAATAAAATTCCTTAGACAGTTTATGGACTCATTTGATATGATGAAAGATGCCCCAGACGATGGGCTTGCACTAACTTTTATGTCTGAATGCGTAAGAATATCAATGCAACAGTTTTTCCCAGAAATAGTTTCGGTATCGCAGGTAGAGGATAGGTTTGATTTACAGACAATGCGAGAAGTCCTGCATATCTCTGCAGGTATTAGCGTAGATCCAGAAAAGGAAGATCTTGTAAAACAGGCAAAAGAAGATGCAGAAGGAACTTCATGGGAAAGCTTTGATTTAGTAACTCTAGAAGCAGAAGTATTCTCTTTAGGTATCTGGAAAGACTTTGATGAACTAGAGTCAAGCCTAACACTACAAGAATTAACAGCCATACTTGAAGCAAAAAGAGATAAAGATTATCAAGATAAAAAGTTTATGGCTGCACTTCAAGGGGTAGACCTAGATGAACAATCTGGTAAAAAAGAAGAGGATCCATGGGAAGCAATGAAAGCTAGGGTATTTAGTAATGGTAAGGCAGAGAGTTCAGATGACATATTGTCTTATCAGGGACCTAATGCTAATAAAGCTGGATTTGGAATTGGTATGGGGCTTGACTACGAGGATTTACGCTAAAAATCTAGTTCTCTATGATATAATAATATAACCACACAGTATATGTTCATAAGGAGGAACAGTGTCACTAACTATAAATGAAGCAAAAACAATCACCCTTATTGATGGAACAGAAATTGCAATTAGACCTTTGAAGGTTTCTCTACTTCGTCCATTTTTGAAGAAGTTTGAGGGTATCTCAAAGGTAGCAGACAACAATGACAAGTCTATGGATCTTCTAATGGAGTGTGTACAGATTGCTATGCAACAGTACAAGCCAGAACTTGCAACAGATATTAAGGCACTAGAAGACAATCTAGATTTGCCAACAGTGTACCAGATCATCGAAGAGGCTTCAGGTTCGAACCTTGGAGAGGGACTTGCGGCACTTAAAAACTAAATGAGGTGCTAATTAATGGCTGATATCCAATCAAATATCCGAGTCAATATAGATACTGCCGAAGCTCTGGCATCTATTAAGGCTCTCCAAAAGCAGATATCAACCTTCCAAAAGGAGATGGCAAGTTCTTCAACTGCCAACGCCATTGCTGCAAAGAATCTACAAAAGTCATTAATTGATGACATCAATGCAACTGGAAAATTCTCCGCAAGCATCAAAACAGTTAGTTCTACAACTGATACTTTTACAAGATCACTTGAGAAAAATAAGCTCTCGCTAGGAGAGTACTTCCGCTATGGAATGGCTTCTAGCAAGAGCTTTTCTCGCATGTTCCAGACCGAATTTGATACGGTTAACAAAGTTGCTCGTGAAAGAGTAAAAGATTTACAAACACAATACATCTCTCTTGGTAGAGATGCATCAGGAGCATTGAGATCAATTGCTATTAGACCACTTGCTCTTGACATGGAAGATCTTGGAACCAAGTCACAAATTGCTGCACAAAGAGCACAAATCTTTAACCAGGTTTTGAAGCAGGGATCAACAAATCTTCTAAACTTCGGTAAGAATACTCAATGGGCTGGTCGTCAGCTTATGGTTGGTTTTACAATTCCTCTTTCAATTTTTGGATCTGCTGCAGCTCAAGAATTTAAGAAAATTGAAGAAGCATCAATCAAATTCAAGCGTGTGTATGGAGATGCTTTTACACCTGCTGAGCAAACCAATGCAATGCTTGATCAAATTAAAAAGGTTGGTCTTGAGTTAACAAAATATGGTGTAAGCCTTGATCAAACTCTAAGTCTTGCTGCTGACGCTGCTGCAATGGGTAGCACTGGACAACAATTAATTGCACAGGTTCAGCAATCAACTAAGCTTGCTGTTCTTGGACAAACAGGAACACAAGAAGCATTACAAACAACTATGTCTCTGACAAATGCTTTTGGTTATTCAACTCAGCAACTTGCAGATAAGACAAACTTCCTTAACGCAGTAGAAAACCAAACTGTTCTTAGTATTCAAGATCTGACAGAGGCTATTCCAAAAGCTGGACCAGTTATCAAGCAACTTGGTGGTAGCGTAGAGGACCTATCATTCTTCATGACTGCTATGAAGGAAGGTGGAATTAATGCATCTGAAGGTGCTAACGCACTAAAGTCAGGTCTTGCATCACTGATTAACCCAACTGCAAAAGCTAGCCAAATGCTTCTTGGTATGGGAATTGATATGCAAAAGATTCTTGATACTAATAAGGGAAATGTATCTGGAGTTGTTGTAGATTTTGCCAAGGCACTAGATAAGCTTGACCCAACAACAAGAGCACAAGCAATTGAGCAGCTATTTGGTAAGTTCCAGTTTGCACGTCTATCAACATTGTTTAAGAACGTCGTAGCAGAAGGTACTCAAGCACAGCGTGTACTTGAACTAAGTAACATGACTGCTTCTGATCTTGCTGCATTGTCCGCAAAAGAGTTGTCAACAGTAGAGCAATCACCTCTATACAAGTTCCAAGCTGCACTTGAAAAGTTCCAAGCAGCAATGGCTCCAGTAGGAGAGCAATTCATGAAGATGGTTACACCATTTATTGAATTTGGAACAAAGATTTTAAATATGTTTAATGGCATGACTGATGGAGCAAAAGGTTTTATTACCACAATCGTAGGTCTTGCAGGTGTTGTAGCTCCAGTATTTATTATGGCATTTGGTCTTATTGCTAACGCTATCGCAAACGGTATGAAGGGATTCATATTCCTTAAGAATGCATTGCAGGGAACTCTAAAAGAGACTACAGACCTTGGTGAACAAACCCAATACATGACAGCAGAACAGCTTCAGGCCGCTGCTGTTGCAGCCTCTCTTGACCAAGTGCATGGAAAACTTATTCAGACATTTACTTCTGAAGCAGGAGCAATCGATAGACTTCGTAATGCAATGGAAATGGCTGCAGCTGCTCAAACCAGATTTGGTGCTCCAAGAGTTTCTGGTGGAGTTAAGCCAAAGAATTTTGCTAAGGGTGGAATGGCTGTATCAGGTCCTGGAGGACCAACTGGAGATAAGATTCCTGCCAACCTTTCAGATGGAGAGGTTGTTCTTACAGCTGATACTGTTCAGCAAAATCCAGGAATTGTTGCTGCATTACTCGGTGGTGGAAAAGTCAAGGTACCAGGATTTGCAGGAGGAACCCCACAAGGACAACTTTCATTTGGGGATAAAGCAGTATCTATTAACGCATCTCAGCGTGCAATTGATAGAATGCAAACCATTATTAATGGAATTGCAGATGACTTAATTAAGGTAGATCAAAAGGGTGATGTGGTTGAGAAGTTGTTTGAATCTCTTGCAACTATGTCAGAAGAAGGAAAGGTCAATTTAAAGAAGTTCTTCCAATCATTTGCTGTTGCTGCAGAAGATGTTAGTGGTCAGAATATTTCTAATCAAGTAAATAAATTCTATGAAAATCAGCTTAGCGTAAAGACAAAGCCAATGAAGTACTCTGCTACTGGTGTTGGAACTATTCAGCAACAGGCAGATAGAGCAGGAAGAGTAGATGAGTTAGAAAGAGCTAAGGCTCGTCTTGCTGCAGAAGAATCTCTAGGACTACCTGGTGGTCAGTACCAAATTGACAGAGCACACAGAGTGCCAGTTAGTGGTTCTGCAAAAGCATTCCCAGAAGCATGGGATATGAAGGGTGTAAACCTACAAACACACACTGAAAATCAAATATCTAACTATCTTGCAGGAGAGCAAAAGGTAAAGGCTTTCTATGACAAGTATATGGCAGAGCTTGAAAAAATGCGTTCAGAAGGAAAGGTTAGTGAAGAACAATACCTTTCTATCATGGATAAGGTAAATAATAACCTTGCACTTTCAGAAACAGAACTTGCTACTCAGGCAAAAATACTTGACAAAATAACATCAGAAGACGAGCAAGCCTGGGAAAGCTCAAAGGCAATGAAGAATGTAAAGAATGACGCTAGACGTGCTGTTGCAGGTGCAAGCGTTGTTGGAGGACTGTCTTCAGATCCATCTATTGGAAATGCTTCACCACAAGAAGCTGCTGCCTTTACTGCAGGAATTGAAGCAGCTCAGGATAAAGTAAGAGCATCTGGAAGCCGTACAGTAAATAATTTTGCTGATGGTATTAATGCAGAATCAGAGTCACAATCTCCATCAAAGAAAACCAGACGTGCAGCAAAAAATCTAGTTGACGGCGTTGTTGAAGCAGTCACAGAAGGTAAAAAAGATGTCAAAGCAGCAACACAAACTGCAATGGCAGAAGCAAATAGACAAAACCTTTATGGTGGAAGACAACCAACATCAGAAGACAAATCTCTAAGACGACAAATTGAGAGAAGATCTGTTATTGGTTCTTCTGCAGAAAGAAGGCAGACTGCATTAGCAGAAGCAAGCAGACGGAGTCTTTATGGTGGAAATCAGCCAACGTCAGAAGATAAGTCATTAAGACGACAGACTCAAAGAAAGTCTGTTGTTGGTGCTGCCATAGAAAAGAGACAGCAAAAGAATACAGAGGCATTTAACAAGCAGCTTCAGCAATCAGTAGATAGGTTCTCTGGCTTTAATAATAAACTAATGGGAATCTCTAGCGTTCTTGGCTCTATTACAATGATTGCTGGTATTTTTGGTCAGGATCTAGGCGGTCTTGGATCAGTTATTACTGGTCTGTCAACAGCAATGTTTACACTGTCAATGCTAACTAATTTACTTATTGGAAAAGAAAAACTTGAGATAGGGCTTAAGGCAGCATCTGTTGTTGCATCTGGAGAATTCTCCAATATATTTGTTAAAATGGCATCAATGTCAAGAATGTTTATAATGGGTCTTCTTGGTATGAATGCAGCTACAAAGGTTGCTACTGGTGCTCAGGCTGCAGAGGCAGCTGCTGCTGGTGCAGGAGCAGTTTCAATTTGGTCAATGGTTTGGCCAATCGCACTTGTTGTTGCAGGACTTGCAGCTCTTGCATTAGGAATTAAGTGGCTAGTTGATTTCTTCAAGGGTGAGCAAGATAAGATTTCTGGTCTTGGAGATACGGCTGCTATGTCAGCTGAAAAGGTAGCTGCACTTGGAGAAGCTCTTGGTGTTGCTACTACAAATATTGATCTTGCAAGTCGTGTTGGAACAGCAAGTGGTTCGACTGGTGCACAACAAACAATGCAGCAAAAGGTTGAAGGTGCAACCTATGGATCAGAAGGAAAGAGTTTTAAGGATTACTTTGCTGAAAATATTACTGCCGTTGGTGCAGCAACTAAGGGGGATGCAACAGCATCTCTACAATCACTAGCACTACAGCTTGGCAACTCTGGATTTGGTCCAGAAACTGTTGATGGTATTATTAGAGCGATTGCAGCTGCAGCAGGAAGAAAAGACCTAAACCTGCAATTCGCTAGCGTAAACCTAGGACTTGACACAGCAGAAGGAAAAGCACAGCTAGATTCTCAAGTAAACCAAGCAATTACAACTGTTCAAGGAATTGCTAACAAAAAAGATAATGGAACTGCTGTATCAACTGATGATCAGAAGTCAATTAACGTAGCTGGTGGACAAATAGGCACAAGCCTTCAGGCATTAGCAAATGGTTTTGAAACTGGAACTGTTGATGCAGCAACTTTTGTAGAAAAAATTAATCAAGTTGGAACAAGCTTTGCATCTTTGACTGACACGGCTAAAGCCCTTGCTCTTCCAGAAATTGCCAAGGCAATGGGAATGGAAGAAGCAATTAAGGATGTTAAGGATGTAAATGATCAATTCTTGATTCTTCAAGCAGCTGCAGCAGGAGTAACCATTCCAGATGATCAACTAAAGATTTTAAAGCAAGGAAAATCAGCTGGAGATAAGTATAATAATACTATTAAAGCAATTAAACAAAGCATAACAACCACTGCAGCAGCAACAGAGTTGCAAAAGAAAGCAACAGATGCTCTAAATACATCTGAGGCAGTTGGTGCTATGGCAGCTCAAACTCAAACTAATATTGATACATATAGAGCTTTGCAGTCAAAGGAATTGACTGGTCTTGCACTTACAAATGCAGAAGCAATCAAGTATGCTACAAACGCTACAATTCAGGATGCAATTCAAAAGGTTGAAGCAGCCAAGGGTACAGATCAATATGCAACAGCATTGGCTAATCTACAAGAAGCTCTTGGAAACCTAGTGAAAGCAGACAGACAATGGGACAAGATTCAGTCAGCAGGATCTGGTCAAAAGTCAGCATACCAGCAAGCCATTGAATCACTAAAGTCACAAAGAACTGAGCTTAAGAACACAGTAAATGCATATAAGCTTCTAAAGGGAGCACATATGACAGCTGGTGCATCTTGGAAGTATGCTAATGATGCAACTATAGCTGCAGGTTTGGCTAATGCTAAGACAAAGAAGCAGGTAGATGCCCTAATTAAATCAATTAAGGAATTAGAGAAGGCAAACATTAAGAATGCTTTTGGAAACTGGAGCAAGGAAAATGATGCTGCAAAAACCACTCTTGATAATCAGCTAAAGCTAGCATCTGCACTATCTAAAACTGGTGCTACTGCAGAACAAGTTGATGCTTTGCTATCAGATGAATATCTAGCAGCTGGTTTTAAAGCAGGAACAGTATCAGCAGAACAATTGCAGCAAGCTGTAGATAAACTCAAGGCAAATTCTGAAATTGAAATGAAGATTAAGATGCAGACTCCAGAGGGAATGCAGCAAATTTTTGATGATGCTATGAGTCAGGTCCAGGAAGCCTTTGACGCTCAGCAAACACAAATTGAACTAGACTTTAAGCTTGGAACTAACCTCAGTGGTGCTAATGGCGAACTTATCAATACTAATGAAATTGATAAGATTATTGAAGGTGCTCAAAATGAAATTGATAAGAAGAACTATCAAATTGATGACCTTGATGCTGGACTACAACAAATTTCTTGGCAAGAAGAAGACATTAACAAGAAGTATGATGCAAGAAATAAAGCACTTGAAAAGATTCAAAAGGCCAATGACGCAATTACTCGCCAAAATAAGGCACAGCTTACAATTGCTGATGCAATTACTCAGGGTGACATTGCTGCAGCTGCTAGAGCCATTGAGGATGCACGAGCACAGTCTGCAGCAGATGCAAGTTCTTCACAACAGCAACTACTTGATGATGCAAAGCAACAAGAGATTGCAAACCTTACAGATGCCCAGGGAAGAACTAGAGCACAACTTGAAGCTTCTATTAAAACACTTAAGCAAGAAATCTTTAATATTGAAGAGAAAACTCTTGAGCCAGCTACCGAAGCCAGAAGACAGGCAGACCTCAAGAAGCAAGCTGCCATTGATAGCATTACAGTTCTTGGTAAAAATAAAGATGAATGGGATGCTATCCAAAATAAGGTAGATATGGCACGTGTTAACTCTGATAAATATAAGACATCAATTAGTAACGCTTTGACTATGGTAAATGATCTAGTTGCTAAGTGGGGAGGCCTTGATGGCAAGGTTGTTACAACTACACACAAGATTATTGAAGTAACAGAAAAGGCAGGCTCAACTGGTTCTGGTGGTTCTGGAGGAAGTGGTGGTTCTGGCGGTAGCGGTGGTTCTGGTAGCACAGGTACAGGACCTGTTGTTGGAGATAAGAAGTATATTGGAAGTATGTTAATGACGTACACCAAGGAATTAGTTAAGGGAACTGGCGTGTACAATGGATCAACCTTTACACCTGCACAGTATCGATACATTTGGAAATCTAATGGTGGAATAGTTCCTCAATACTTTGGAAATGGTGGAGAGCCAAGGGGTACAGATACAGTTCCAGCAATGCTTACTCCAGGAGAGTTTGTAATGAGAAAGTCTGCTGTTGGCAAGTATGGTGTTGGAATGATGCGTGCTATGAATAGCGGAAGCTTTATGCCAGAAATGTCTGCCCCTGGAATTAGTGCTCCAGGAGGAGACACAGCTGCTCCATCAGTAGTTAATGGTGGAAAAAACTCATCAACAAACAACTCAGCAGTGTATAATTATAGTGTAAATGTAAATGTTGGTTCTTCAAATGCTGGTGCTCAAGAAATTGCAAATGCAGTTATGGGCAAGATTAAAGCAGTTGAATCGCAAAAAGTACGAGGAGTTAGATTTTAATGGCTACACAAGCATATATGGATGGTCGTAAAAAATACGCACGTCCACATGGTATGATGTGGTCAAAGCAACCACCTCTAATTATCAATGGAAAATATGTTCCATACGGACTTGAAACAAATGATTATGTTGATGCACAAACTCCTGCAGCCCTTCAAGATCAATTCTTGATTTTATCAGATGACAACAGAGAGCCTTTAGCATTTAAAACTAATCGTATTCAAACACGTAAACGTATGGTTAATGGCCAAATGCGTTCATACCATATTGCAGATAAACTAAACATATCTACTTCTTGGAGTCTTTTGCCATCTCGTGGATTTACAACATATCCAAATTTTAATACCTCAACAGGAGACATTGATCCACTTTTAGTTTCATCACAGATTATTACTTCAGATGGTGGAGCTGGTGGAGTAGATATTCTAAACTGGTATGAAAATAATACAGGATCTTTTTGGGTATACCTATCATATGATAAATACAATGAATTTGCAAAAGATCAATTTAGGTATGAACGTATTGGAGAATATCCACAGGCAATTGAGATGTATATTGCATCATTTGATTATGATGTCATAAAACGTGGAGGAACTCACGATCTCTGGAATGTATCAGTTTCCCTAGAAGAGGTATAATGTTTGGTAATAAAGATCTTTTAGACACTTTACAAAAATCAAATGATATTTCAGTATCATCTTTGATTCTTGCTGAGTTTAATATGAATATAGCAACTAATTTTGCAAAGATTGGAAACTATAGATATAGACCAAATGATACTTCGTCAATTTATCACACATTAATGTCAAAGTATGATAAAAATGATGCTGGTAGCTACTATACTGGTGCAACAGACGCAGATATTACAATTGATGGCGGTATTGACGAGTCAGATATGCCACTTAAGTTTACTGCACCAGTCGAACAAACCAAACTGCTATTTTCCTTAGAAGATTGCTTTGACAAATTTAGACCACGTTCTGGAATAAACAAAGCAAAGTATTTCTCAGATAGATTCTTCCACTATAGTGGTCCAGATATGGCAAAAAGGCCAAGGTATTATATAGCTACAAAAAATGATTCATTTAAGTATTGGACATCAGATAGAATTGAAAATGGTACTAGAGGTATTTCATATCCAATAAAAAGTGGTAACAACACAACATACATGATTGACGATGCATCACCATTTATTGTATATTCAGAAAGTGTCCCTGCAAATAGACTTGTAGTCAAGATGCAAACACATATTGGATCAATCAATAATGGTCCTTTTGTTTCTAAATCTGGAAGTACATTTGAAGACCCATTCTATGGAGATGCGAATGCAAAGGTGCCAACAAAATGGAAAATCCAAGTACTTGATGAAGCAGACACCTGGATAGACGCTGTATCATTTTCCCCATCAGATAAAAGACTAGATGGTACAGCTATCATTGGTAATGATGGATATGTAGAGGCATATTATGGATTGCTAATTCCAACCGAATACTCTAAGATATTTAAGTATAAGCGTCAATTTGTTTCAAGTCAGATGGTTCCTGTAAACTCTGAAATTGGTGATTCATATTTAGTCAAAACATCTGACACAGATTCTGGTACATTCTATGTTTATACATCTAATGGGTACAAAACTTTTGCTGCTAAATATGGCTGGGCATTGTCACAAAATGATGTTATTGATTATAGAAATGTTGTGAATGTAACTTCATCAGATGAAAAATATTTTAATCCACTAACTAGTAAAAATGAGTACAGCAAGTACCAAAAAATTCGTGGTATAAGAGTTGCTGTAGAACAGATGAATACAAATAACTCTTCATTTGACCTAATAGAAATGTCTCCAAGACTAGTATTGGACTTTACAGAAATGACAAATTCTCTTTCAGTAACTAAGAGTTTGTCTGATTTGGGAAATGCTGGAATGCCAGTTGGTCAGTTGTTGGCATCTGTTGGCTCTCTAGAACTGTTTGATTACAATGAAGTATTTAATCCAAATAATAAAAATAGCATAATTGCCAACTATCTTGATCAAATGTTTAAGTTTATGATCTATGAAAGATTGTCAGATTCAAATGGAAATGCATACCTTGTTCCAATTAAAACAATGTATTCTGCCAATAGGCCATCAGTTAAAGCTGCAACAAGAGATGTTTCAGTTGAGTTAAGAGACCTATCATTCTTATTTGAGCAATTATCAGCACCAGAATTGCTAATGGTAGATGTATCAATCAGTGTTATTATTTCAACATTGCTAGACTCTATTGGTTTTTCAAACTATAAATTCTTGAGAATGTCTGGAGATCAAGACTTAATTGTCCCATACTTCTATACGTCACAAGATCAGTCAGTTATGCAGGTATTGCAAGAGCTGGCAGTGTCATCACAATATGCGATGTTCTTTGACGAAGAAAATAACTTTGTTGTTATGTCACGTAGCTACTTATTGCCAGACTCTGTAGCACCAAGAGATACAGATATAATTTTGAGTGGAGAAAAGACTAACACTCTATTTGCAAATATTGAAGATATTTCTATGCAAGAGATGAAGGTTTTTAATGGTGGTACCATAAACTACCAAGAAAAATATATTCAAAGATCATATGGTTCTGTTAAGCAAGCATCAATGATTGATAGAAATAAAACATGGATATACAAGCCTGTTTTGTTATGGGAAGCTTCTGGATCTCTAAATACTAAAACACAAAACGGACAAATCTCAAATCAGTCTGCGTATACACTTGCAGCCATCCCTCTGAATTCAACGCTATCAAGTGATGTGCCAACTGTAGTTAATGGAGTTATTCAAAACAACACTATAGATTTTGGTGAAGGGGTATACTTCATAACAAGATATAATGGATACTTCTTCTCAAGTGGAGAAATCATTAAGTTTGATGCTGTTCAATATTCAATTTCTGGACAGTCAGCACCAGTATGGATTCAAAGCACTCAAGAATATTCTAATTATTTCCAGCAGGTAAAATTTGGTGGCACCATGTTCCCAACTGGACTTGTAAGAATTTATTGCGAACCAAAGTATGAAACAGTAAATGGTATTACCAAATTTAAAGATGGTGCAGTAAGCAAGCATGGTCGTGGTCAATTTGGAACAACTATTACAACACACTCCTACGGTCTTGATGCTAAATGGTCAAATTCTGATGGATCTAATCCAACACGTGGATGCAAGATGTCTCTATCAGATCTTCTTCTTTTTGATGTAGAAAAGGCAAAAACTAAAAGCGTGGCATCAAGGGTTGCATCAGCAGGTGTTGATAATTCAACAGTATCTAGTGCTACCAGAAATGGTGTCATTAGAAACTCATTAAGTGGAAATTATAAAACTGAAAGCGAAGTAAGCCAACTCAAGATTGCAGAAGTTGGAACAGTTCAGTCTTCAGCATTAGTATTTACTGGACCAACATTTTCTAATGAGGTCAAGGCTACTGATTATTTAAGCTATGTCCCAATTGGTATCTCAAGACCATTCTCTCATTTTGGAACCAGAATGAGAATTATTGGTAGAGCAGAAAATGGAACAAACAAAACACAAACTCCATATGGCTCAATGGGATATTACTCAGATGGAAAGATTGGTGGCTCATCTGGTGGTTTGGCGGTAATGCTTAATCCATCAACCAATAACGGATACTATTTTGAAATTATTGCTCTAACTGATGATACAATCACTGGCAACGAAGATGTTACACTAAATAATGTTTTATTTTATAAGCTAAAAGCAGATGGTTCTGGTAATGCTGTACCAATTAAGTTGTGGTCAGGACTTGCCAACATCCTAGTTGACTCTGGCAATTTTGCAGGACAGTCAAGATTAAACTCTCAGCAAAATCCAACAGTATATGACCTAGCAGTAGAATATGAGAATATTGATAAAGCATCTACTAGAAGATTCTATCTATATATAAATAATCAATGTGTAGCAATTGTTGATGATACAGATCCATTGCCAGAGTATAGAGACAGTGCATTATTTATTCGTGGCACCTCAAGAGTAATGTTTGAAAATGTATATGCAATTGCTAAAAAGATTTCAATAGATACATCTGCAAGCTTGTCTACACCACTTACTTCAATTTTTGATGACGGTACATTAGACATATCAGAATCGTTAAGAAAATATTCTATGAGTGGTGCAGTACAAAAAGCATATCTATCAGAAATTAATGGCCAGCAAGGGCCAGGACATGACATCTTCTTTGAAGAATTTGGGTCTATCATGCGTGAAGCTGCATACTTTAACATTAAGTATGACAAGGCATTCCCAGCTCTATCAGCTAAAATTTCTCCAACCTTTAATAAGGTGAGAGGATATACAGTATCTGGATTTATGCCAAGTGCATATGGAGCAGAGTTCTTAGTTTTCAACCATACTGATAGCGTTATTAGTCTAGATGAAACAACTGGCAATTATCTGAGAATTCAGGGAGTAACCTTTACCCAAAATTCAGATAGAAAAATGACACTAGATGATTACTATAAAAATAATAGTGATTTTTCAAATGTTGATTTTGTAGTTACTGGGATAAATTCACCACTGAAAGCACAAAAAGAATATTTTGATTTACGTACCAGTAGATCAACTTATGGCAAAAATGAATTCTCTATTGATGCTAAATATATTCAGAATGAAGATTCTGCTAGAGACCTTATGGGTTGGCTTGCTTCTAAAATTCTTAAACCAAGAAAGGCAATTGGTATGTCTGTATTTGCAGGATCCATAGTTCAACTTGGAGATATAGTTCAGATATTCTGGACAGATGACCAAGGTATTGACCAACTAGTTGATAGGAATAAAAAGTTTATTGTATATAACATAGAGTATAAACTATCTGGAGATGGACCTTCAAGCACATTGTACGTAAGTGAGGTAATCTAATGGCTAATAAAACAGTAAAAGTAGAAAAGGGTGATACTCTTAGTGCTCTAGCTAAAGAGTCTGGAGTATCTCTAAAGTCTTTAATTCAGGCTAATCCTCAGATTAAAAATCCTAATTTAATTCATGTTGGTCAAAAGATAAATATTCCAACTAAAAGCTCTACTCCTGCAAAAAGCAATAATCAGACAGCTTCACCATCAACGCCATCATATTCCACTACAGTGGCTGATAGAACAGATGAGAAAAATACAAAAAATGCTCAATCTGGACAAGGTAGTGTAACTGGCTCCTCTAGTTCCTCTGGATCTTCAGGATCTTCTGGATCATCAGATGAGTCTTCTAGCGGTGGAGGAACATCTGCTACACCAAATACACCAGGATCAACATCTAGTGGTAGTGAAAAGCCTACAGCAAAGGCAGCTACACCAGATTTAATTCAGTTAAATGAGGAAGCTTTTCCTGTAGATGCAATTGCAGACTTAATGTTTGAAGATCTCGGCGGTACAGAGATTCTTAATTTTGCTAGACATGACCTTGTAAATGGAATAGATATTAAGTATCATCAAATATCGAATTTAGATAAAATTGAGAGTATTTATGGTGCATCAAAACTGATCTCTTTACAAGAGACATCAGAGCAAATATTTAGTAAGTATCCGCTAAAGAGATACAAGTATGTTCCTAACACAACAGATGACCCATCTGGATTCAACAGTCCACTATATCTTGATGCAGATGGCAATTTGATAGTTGAGCTGGGTGGCCTAACAAACTCAAATCAGATAGAAGTTGAGTTCCAGGCAGCAGATACTAATGATATAATGTATTGAGGTAAAGAATATGATAACTAATAAAGGGCAACAACTAATTACAAAATATATGATTGGTCAAGCACCATCATATGCTTCTCACATTGCCGTTGGCTGTGGGCCAATGCCATATACCACTACACCAGGCCAGTCTGAGATAGCTGCCCAAAGACTAAAGCAAAACCTAGACTTTGAAATGTTTCGTGTTCCAATTACATCAAGAGGTTATGTTACAGAAGAGTCTGGATCTGCCACAATCACTGGGGCATCTATTTCAAATGGAGTTGTAACATATACTACATCAACAAACTCATTCATTACTGGAGATCGTGTAACAATCTCTGGTGTATCACCAAGCCAATTTAACATTTCTGATGCTATTATTATTGATTCTTCACCAACTAACTTTTCTATTAGTAACGCAATCTCAGGTTCTTATGTTTCTGGTGGTATTGCAAAAACTTATTACACAGACATTGTTTTAACTGCGGAACTTCCAACAGAAGAAAGATATGAGATTACAGAGGTTGGTCTATTCTCTGCTAAGGCAAATCCAGATGCAGGATCATACGATAGCAAAACTATTTATTCATTTTCACAAAATGAAAACTGGCAATATCACGGAGTTAATATCGAACCTATTCCAGTAATCTATTCCCCACTTGACACAAACTCAGCTAACGTGCTTGAGGGAAGTTATACTATAAATGGGCAGCTTAAAGATTGTAAGGTTATTCACACAAATGCAGATAATACATTATTTGCAAATGAGTCTAGAGTAAAGAGATATGAGACTTGTCGATATCTAAATAATGTTGTAGCAATACGTGGAAATTTAAGTTCACTATCTTATGATCAAAATACTAGAAGAGTTGTTTATAATTCTGGAGACCATATCCATCTAAACAATGTCAAGCTCAATTTTGACAAAAACTCTCCATCAGATGAGATTAGATTAGCTTTTTCTGTTATTAACAAGCGAGGTGGAGAACTTGAGAATCCATCAGAGGTAAACTTGATAGTAGAATTTGCACTATCTGATTCTGCTTCTACAGAATCTGCAAAGTTTGAAGTTCACCTAACTGATGCTCAAGCAGGCTTTACAAATAATAGATATTTTGTAGTATCTAAAAAAATTAGTGACCTATTTACAACATCAGGTTTTTCTTGGAACCAGGTAACAAGTATTAAGGTTTTTGCATCTGTTAAAGATTCTGCAAATACAATAAATGATCTATTCTATGTATGCCTTGATGCTCTACGCCTTGAAAATATTGCCACAGTGAATCCACTATATGGAATGTCTGGGTATTCTGTAATTAAGACAGTTGATGGATCAACTATTAAAAAGCTTGAGAATACTACAAACCATATTGAGTTTAGATTTGGTGTTGACATCTAATGGCAAACAAGAAGAATAAAATAGATAAAAGCCTGTTGCCACTGGTTAACTTTGAAAATAAGTATATTGTAAGATATCGTATTATTGAAGATAAGGTCAAGGCATCTGACTGGTCAATGTTTTATTCTATCCCTGCAAAGCCAGTTAGGGAAGTTCAGGGTGTAATTAGACATACAGTCGTTGGTTCATCAGCCACTGTCGATATTATTTGGGAAAATACAAACAATCTTCCACTATATGATATTTTTATAAAATATAATAGTTCAGATAAATATACATACCATGGAAAGACTCAGTCATCAAACTATTCTCTTATTCCTGCTGCAGGTAAAACATCGATTTACGTATTAGTACAGGCTGCATCAGTTCAAAAGAGGGTATCTACACCAAATCTTTTAAAAGTTTTTGAAGGAAATAATAGCTGGTAATGCTATACTAGTACAGGAGAAAAAATGTCAAATATCGTAAGAACACCAAGTGCAGGACAGCCAATAGATGCTACATATCTTTTAGAGCTAGCTGATGCAATCAATAAGGTTGCAGCAAGCGTGTCATCATCACCAACCGCAAAGCTAACTAGCATTCAGACACCATCTGCTGGTGTTCAGACTGTTAAGACAGCTGAGGCATGCTTTGTTGGAGGGTATACAGAGGTATCCCGTGGTAACGTTTCAGCAGGAACTCCAGTAACTTGGGATTATACATTTCCAACATATTTTAAATATCCTCCAGTAGTTACAGCAACGCCAATTGCAATTGCTGGTGCTGATGCTGGATCAGGGGTAACTGTTATGATTAAATCTGTTGGTCAAAATATGGTTAGTGGGACAGCAACATTCTCAAGTTCTGGAAACTTGTCTGTGGGTCTTAATATAATTCTTGTTGGCATTCCTAATTAGGATAGTATGGAAAAGAAAAAACACCGTCTAGGTGCAATGTCTCGTGAAGAGTATAATAATGCACCAGTAATACCTGGAAGCAAAAAGGTTTACTTTTTGAATGGAGACCTTGTAAGGGTTTATCACTTAAATAGGTCTAATGGAATAATGTCTGTTTATAATATTATTCAAGATAGAATAGAAAGCTGTCTTATTAGTGATTTTAAAAAGAATCGTGAACGAGCTTTTACTGTAGGAGAAACTGCCAGTTTAGTTAATCGCCACAAAAAGTATATGCCATCTTTGGTTCGTAGGGGAATTGTTCCTCCTGCAATGGGGTCTCAGAAGGGTGGAAAAACTGGGTGGCAGGTAAGATCGTACTATTCTGAGTCGCAAGTTTTTGAACTTCGTGATATACTAGCTTCCTACCATATTGGTGGGCCAAGAAAAGACAAGCTAATAACAAATAATATTACCCCAACACGCCAAGAGTTGACAAGGCGTATGGGAGATGGTATACTAACATATACCAAGACAGAAGATGGTAGATTCATTCCAGTGTGGTCTGAATCAATATAGTAAGGAAAACGGGTATGGAAAACGAAAACACTAAGATTGGCGTTACGCTAGGTTACACTCTTAATCTAGGCAACTTTCAGTCGCTACGCATTGATCTAAACATTATTGACAATAAGCGTGAGAATGAAAACATTAACGATGCATTTGAGCGAGTCTATTCGTTCGTAGAAAATAAGTTGGCTGAAAAGGTCGCTGAAGCTAAGTCAGAAGTAGAATAATGGCAGAACGCAAAGACCGTATGGCTTTGCTCAGTCGTTACTCCAAGCTTCACACTCAGCGATATGAGCAAAAGCCACAAATCAACATTAATGTTGAGCAATGGGCTGCAGATGCTCTAATTGAATCATATGGCATATCTGAATGCTATGATCTAGTTGCATACTATTTTGATGTTGCACAGAATCCTAGCTGGAAGTATTTTGCTAACTATGCACAAGATATAATTGACAAAAAAGCACAACTAGAAGAAGACAAAAAAGAAAGAGCAGCAAGACGAGAGATGGCAAAGAGGTGGCTAAATGAGTAATACGGAATCAAAACTAATCTCTGCAGTCCTACAGGACAAGCAGATGCATGTTTTACTACAGGCAAATGTTGATAACATCCTAAAGACTCACAAGGACATCTGGAACTTTATTCGTCTCTACTTTGAGCAAAATGCATCTGTTCCTCCTGTTTCCCTAGTTGTTGAAAAGTTTCGTGACTTTCAGCCAGAGTCTAGTGTTGGTGCTACAAAACATCACCTAGAAGAGCTACAGTCTGAGTATATGACTGATAGTCTTAAGGACATTATTCGAACTGCAGCTGCAGAAATTCAGGCAGATAAGGGGCTTGATGCACTAGAAGCCTTGATCTCTAAAACATCTGAGCTACGCAAAAATACTGCTGCCATTCGTGATATTGATGCTACAGACCTAGACTCAGCAGTTGCATACTATGAGAATGCTAAAAAGCAAGCAGAGCTTGGCCTATCTGGAATTAAGACTGGTTTGCCAGGATTTGACAACTATCTTCCTGCTGGAATTATGCCAGGACAGCTGGGCGTTATGCTTGCGTATCCAGGTATTGGTAAGTCATGGCTATCGCTATATTTTGCGGTACAGGCATGGAAACAGGGCAAGTCACCTATGATTGTATCGCTTGAAATGAGTGAGACAGAAGTTCGTAACCGTGTATTTGCAATTATGGGCGAAGGACTATGGTCTCACCGTAAGTTATCTGCTGGGCAGATCGAAATTGATGACCTAAAGATGTGGCATAAGAAAGCACTTCAAGGTAAGCCAGAGTTCCACATTATCTCTAATGATTCTGGTGGAGAGGTAACCCCATCTGTTCTTCGTGGAAAGATTGATCAGTATAAGCCAGACTTTGTTGTAGTTGACTATCTACAGCTTATGAGTCCAAATCAAAAGGCTGACTCTGAAACCGTACGTATGAAGAACTTGTCTCGTGAGCTAAAGCTTATGGCTATTAGCGAGGAAGTTCCAATTATTGCTATTTCGTCTGCTACTCCTGATGATGTTACAAAGCTTGATACTGTTCCTACACTTGGACAGACTGCTTGGTCACGACAGATTGCATATGATGCTGACTGGGTACTTGCTCTAGGTCGTGGAACTAATTCTGATATTATTGAGTGTGTATTCCGTAAAAACCGTAATGGCTTTATGGGTGAGTTCCTTGTTCAGGCAGACTTTGACAAGGGATATTATAAGTACAAGGACTTTGAGGATAAGTAATGTATACTACTGATCAAATCAAGAAGGTGCTGGTAGGTTCTGGTATTGACATCGAAAAAGAGGTGGATACTGACTACATCATCTTCTGCCCATTTCACGCTAATAACAGAACTCCTGCTGGTGAAATAGATAAGAACTCTGGAAAGTTTTTCTGCTTCTCCTGTCACCACGTTGCAGATTTGGTTGAGGTTGTTATGCACACAACAGGTAGAACCTACTTTGAGGCAGCAAGATTTATCAAATCAAAAGAAGGATTGTCCTCCATCACAAATGATATTGAAAAAAAGCTAATTACGGTACCAGACTATGTCCAGTATGACCAGGTTTTGATTAAGCGTCTAAATGTTCAAGCTTTAGAATCACCAAGAGCAATGAGATATTTTTCTGGTAGGCTTATTACAGAAGCATCTGTAAAAAAGTTTATGCTTGGATTTTCTGAGAAACAGGATATGGTAACAATTCCAGTCTCTGCACCAGACGGTATGGAGGTAGGTTTTGTTGGTAGATCAATTGAGGGCAAAGATTTCAAAAATACTCCAGGGCTTCCAAAGTCTAAGGTATTATTTAATTTGCATAGAATTAAAACATCAAGTAGGGTTTATGTGGTAGAATCGTCTTTCGATGCTATTAGATTAGACCAGGTTGGGATTCCAGCTGTTGCAACACTAGGAGCTAATGTTTCTAGCAAGCAAATCGAACTTCTTCGCAAGTATTTTAACTCTGTATTTGTGATTGCTGATAATGATGAAGCAGGAAGTAACATGAGAGATAAGATTATTAAAAGTCTTGGCTCAATGGTTACAACTGTTAAGCTAGATTCAGCATACAAGGACATTGGTGACATGCAAGACGAAGACATAAAAAGGCTAGATATGTCATTTGACAAATCAATAATGGCCATGCTACAATAAAATACAAACAAAAAATAAGGAGAACACCATGGGTGTAATTAAAGGGCTAAAGGATATTAATGCAATCCTTGATAAGCCAAAGTATGAAAGCACAGGAACAAAGGTCCGTTGGGTAAAGCTAGCTGACGGTCAGGCTGCAAAGATTCGTTTCGTTGAGGAACTAGATCAGGATTCAGCACACTTCGATCAGGCTCGTGGCCTATCTGTAGTTATTGCACAGCACACCAATCCAAAGGACTACAAGCGTATGGCTGCTTGTACCATGGAAACTGAAGGTCGCTGCTTTGCATGTGAGATGGCACGTAAGGAGCCAAAGGCAGGTTGGCGTTCAAAGCTTCGCTTCTACTGCAACGTACTAGTTGAAGATGGTCTTGAAGCACCATACATTGCGGTTTGGTCACAGGGTGTTACAAAGCAGTCTGCATTTAACACAATCCGTGAGTATGCTCTTGAGACTGGTTCAATCTCAAACCTTGAGTGGAAGCTTAAGCGTAATGGTCAGGGAACTGAGACTAACTATACTCTCCTTCCTACCAAGCCAGATTCAGAGCCTTTCGTTTGGGGAGACTTTGAGTTCTTCAACCTTGAAAAGGTAGTTCGTGAAGTTCCATATCCAGAGCAGGAAGCATTCTACTTTGGATTTGATACTCCATCTGTAACATCAACCAATATTGATTGGTAATTAAGTTTGATTTGGGGGTGGCTTTTGCTGCCCCCATTTCATCTTACTTCTTGACAAAACATATTTAAAATGCAATAATTATATACACACAATTAAGATAAAGGAATTAAATGAGTTACGCTGGTCTGCATGTCCACACACACTACTCGCTATTTGACGGAATTGCAACACCACAGGAATATGTGGACCGTGCCGTAGAGCTGGGAATGCCAGCAATTGCAATCACTGACCACGGAAGTCTATCAGGACATCGTGAAATGTATCGTGCTGCTAAAGAGGCAGGAATCAAGCCAATCCTTGGTATCGAAGGGTATATCACAAAGGACCGCTTTGATCACACAGATAAGAAGGAAAAGAACGACCCCCTTGACCTAAACTATAACCACCTTATCATTATTGCAAAGAATGCCAAGGGGCTACAGAACCTTAACAAGCTTAATGAGATTGCTTGGACAGAAGGATTTTACAAGAAGCCACGTATTGACTGGGACATTCTTGAAGAGTATAAGGATGGACTTATTATTACATCTGGATGTTTGTCTGGTGTATTAGCTAAGGCTATTGAAGCAAATGAATTTGCATATGCAAAAGAACACATTGCAAAGTGCAAGAAGATTTTTGGCGATGACTACTATATTGAGGTTATGCCACACAACCCACCTGAGATTAACAAGGCACTGCTTGATCTAGCAGATGAATTTGGCGTAAAGCCAGTTGTAACTCCAGACTGCCACCACTCTGATCCCTCACAGAAGGAAATCCAGGAACTTAAGTTAATCCTAAACTCATACTCAAATAAGGTTGAGAAGGGTGCAACCTATGAAGGTTCTAAGAAGTATGACAATCTAATGGACCGTCTTGACTACCTCTATGGTGCAGACCGCCAGATGTCATTTAATAAGTTTGAGATTCATCTACTTTCTGATGAAGAAATGCACAATGCCATGAAGGCCCAAGGCATTGATCGTGAGGATATGTATGAGGCTACTCGTGAAATTGTTGATAAGGTAGAAGACTATAAGATTAAGGACCACCAGGACCTTCTTCCTGTGCAGTATCAAAATCCAAATCAGGAGCTACGTGAGCTTGCTCTTGCTGGTCTAAAAGACCGTGGTATTGAGACAGAAGAGTATTTGGCACGCCTAGACGAAGAGCTAGAAGTAATCGAAGCAAAGAACTTTGGTCCATACTTTCTTGTTGTACGCTCTATGATTTCATGGGCAAAGAAGGAAGGAATCATGGTAGGTCCAGGACGTGGATCTGCTGCAGGTTCGCTACTATGCTATGCACTAGGAATTACTGACATTGATCCTATTGTTCATGGACTGCTATTCTTCCGTTTTATTAATCCTGAACGTAATGACTTTCCAGATATTGATACAGATATTCAGGACTCACGTCGTGAAGAGGTTAAGGATTATCTAGTACGTCAGTATAAGCACGTAGCGTCTATTGCTACATTTCTACAGTTCCGTGGTAAGGGCATGGTTCGTGACATTGCACGTACTCTAAACGTACCACTAGCAGACGTTAACAAGGTTTTAAAGGTTGTTGATGACTGGGATGATTACTGCTCTTCAAAGCAGTCAGCATGGTTCCGTGAAAAGTATCCTGAGATTGAGACTTATGGAGATCTTCTTCGTGGACGAATTCGTGGTACTGGTATTCACGCTGCAGGTGTTGTAACCTCTAAGCAGCCTATCTTTAAGTTTGCTCCACTAGAAACTCGTACGTCTCCAGGAAACAAGGAGCGTATCCCAGTTGTGGCAGTAGACATGGAAGAGGCAGAGCGTATTGGACTAATTAAGATTGACGCACTTGGTCTAAAGACTTTGTCTGTACTAAAGGATACACTCAACATTATCGAAGAGCGTCACGATAAAAAGATTGACCTGCTATCTGTTGACATGGAAGATGCCAATGTATATCGCATGCTTTCTGATGGCTATACCAAGGGTGTGTTCCAATGTGAAGCTACTCCGTATACAAATCTACTAGTTAAGATGGGTGTGAAGAACCTAGCAGAGCTTGCTGCTTCTAACGCTCTAGTTCGCCCAGGTGCTGCTAATACAATTGGTAAAGACTATATTGCTCGTAAGCAGGGTCGTCAAAATATTGACTACAAGCACCAAGTTATGAAGTCCTTTACTGCAGAAACTTATGGATGTATTCTATATCAGGAACAGGTTATGCAGGCTTGTACAGAACTTGGCGGTATGACAATGGCTGAGGCTGACAAGGTTCGTAAGATTATTGGTAAGAAGAAGGATGCTAAGGAATTTGATCAGTTCAAGGATAAGTTCGTTAAGGGTGCATCACGATTCCTATCGCCAAACGTTGCTGAAGACCTATGGACAGACTTTGAAGCACATGCTGGATATTCGTTTAACAAATCTCACGCTGTGGCTTACTCAACACTCTCATACTGGACAGCATGGTTGAAGTACCACTATCCTCTAGAGTTTATGTATTCAATTCTTAAGAATGAGAAAGACAAGGATGCACGTACAGAGTACCTAATTGAAACCAAGCGTATGGGTATCTCAATCAAGTTGCCACACGTAAATGACTCAGATGCTGACTTTAAGATTGAGGGCAAGGGTATTCGATTTGGACTGACTGGTATCAAGTATATTTCTGACAATATTGCATCCAAGTATATGGCTGCTCGTCCATTTAATAGCTACAAGGAACTTGAAGAGTTTACATTTGGCAAGGGCAATGGGGTTAACAGTCGTGCACTACAAGCAATGAGAGTTGTTGGAGCTGCTACTTTCCAAGATCAGCCAAGAAATGACCAGGAGATTCGTGAGAACCTTTATGAATATCTAAACCTTCCAGAATTTAATATTACAGTACCTCAGCACTACCATGCATTTATTAGTGATGTTGAGGAGTTTGAAGAAAAGGGTTCCTTCATTCTGATGGGTATGGTCAAGGAGATTAAGCGTGGCAAGGGATGGTCTCGTGTAGAGATTTTGGATAAGACTGGTAGTGTTGGCATCTTTGATGAAGAGCAGTCAACAATTGAAACTGGTAAGACATACCTACTACTTGCTAGCGATAATCGAATAACTGAGGCTATTCAAATTGATGATATTGGCAAGGTAGAGTCAGCACTAGTTAAGTATTTGAATTATAAGCAATTGCCTTATAAGGATGAAGAAATGTTTGTAGTATCATTTAAGCCACGCATTACAAAGGCTGGCAAGAAAATGGCTACATTGACAGTAGCAGATGCTTCTAGAGAGTTGCACCCAATTACGGTGTTCCCTACAGCATTTGCAAAAGCATATATGAAGATTCAAGAAGGATCTGCATATAAATTTGATTTGGGTAAGACCAAGGATGGAACAGTAATTATGGAGGATGTACATGCAATTTGATGATTGGGCAGAAGAGCTACACAAGACTGCAGTAGCAAAAGGCTTTTGGCCTGAAGATGTAGATGATATCTTTATTACAAAGCAGCTAATGATGATTGTATCAGAAGCTGTAGAGGTAATGGAAGCTATCCGCAAGGATAAGGGTCAAGAAGAGGTAGCAGATGAAATGGCTGATATTCTAATTCGTACCTTTGACCTATATGCAGGGTTAGTAGAGAATGGATATACAACCACATCTCTTGACTATGCTATGGAAAAGAAAACCAAGTTTAACCAGAGCAGACCAGAGAAGCATGGGGTACGATTCTAATGACAATGACAGTAGAAGATGTTTTAGCACAACTTAATCCAAAGTTGCGTAAGGGAATTATGATTGGAGATGCTGTTCCTCCTACGGAGTTTGCAGCTACACCAAGTTTTGGACTTAACCGTGCACTAAATGGTGGCCTACCATATGGTCGTCAGGTACTTATCTGGGGGTCAAAGTCATCAGCTAAGTCTTCTGTATGCTTGCAAACAATTGCTTTAGCACAAAAAGAAGGAAAGATCTGTGCATGGATTGATGCTGAAATGTCGTATGACCAAAGTTGGGCAGAGCGTCTAGGCGTTGATACTTCTAAGCTGATTGTGTCACAAGCAAGAACTATTAATGAAATGGTAGATGTTGGTGTTCAACTAATGGAGGCAGGGGTTGACCTTATTGTGGTTGACTCTATCACATCTTTGCTACCTGCAATTTATTTTGAAAAAGATTCTGATGAACTTAAGCAGCTTGAGAATACTAAGCAAATTGGTGCAGAGGCAAGAGACTTTAGCAATGCAGTTAAGATGCTTAATTATGCTAACAATAAGGTAAAGCCAACATTGCTTATTCTTATTAGCCAGTCTCGCAATAATATTAGTGCTATGTATACTAGCCAGCAACCAACTGGCGGACAGTCTATTAAGTTCTATTCATCTACAGTAATTAAACTATTTTCATCTGAATCAGATAATCAAGCACTGAAAGGCAAGATACATGTTGGAGACAAGCTCATTGAAGAAAAGATTGGTAGAAAAGTTCGTTGGGACCTACAATTCTCTAAAACTTCTCCTGCTTTCCAAGGTGGCGAATATGATTTCTACTTTAGAGGCGATAATGTTGGTGTTGACAGTATTGGCGATCTTGTTGACACAGCAGAACAGCTAGGTATTGTGTCTAGAACTGGAGCTTGGTACCAACTTGAAGATGGTTCTAAGATTCAGGGTAGGGACGCATTTGTCGCAAGAGTAAAAGAAGACCTAGATCTACAGGATTCGATTAAGGCAAAGCTAAATGGCTAGATATACGGTATATCCTGGTAAGTTTCCGTGTCATACTTGCAAGGCTGAGGTCAATTCTCTAAGATCATATCCAGAGATAAAAGAGTTAACTTGGATGTGTAAGGATGGTCATATCAGCAAGGTATCTATGGCAACAAAGAAGAAGAAGGATTATGAGCGAGAGAAGCGAGAGTAAAAGAATAGGTGCTAAGCAGCACAAGAACTCTGGTAGAAATACAAAAAAGGGTGATGCTACTTGGCACAACTTTACTATTGATTTTAAGGAATATCCTAAAGGCTTTACGGTCAACAAGGATAACTGGGCAAAAGTAGTTACTGATGCTATTAAAAATGGTAACGATCCAGCTATCTTTGTTGTCCTTGGCGAGGGAAATCAAAAGGTAAGGCTGGCCATCATTGAAGTCGAAATGCTTGAACAGCTAATTGATAATGTATAATAGTAATATGGCAAAACAAATTAAAAAGCTATTTAGCACAGAAGAGGTAGAATATCTCAAAAAGCTTATACACGATGAAAAAGCAAAACGTAAAGTATTTGTTTGGGATGAGTTTAGCGGAGATGAGTTCCCACAAGAAATCATGGACAGCTCTGACCATATGGTTCAAAATGTTAGTCTTGGTAAAATAATGTTTAACCTTACCATACCAGACTCACTTAAGGATAGGTTGGTTGAGGTAGCAAAATCTATTGGGTATGATGTTGAATATTTTTGTGCAACATATACAGAATATTCAAAGGATTATGGTAAGCCAATTCTTACACCACATAAGGATAGGCAGAATTTTTGTCTTATTGACTATCAGCTAGAGGCCAATGCGTCATGGCCACTATTTGTTGAAGAACAAACTTTTGATTTGGCAAATAATGATGGATTGATTTTTTTGCCAGCACAGATGGTTCATGGAAGAACAGAAAAGGCATTCCTAGACAAAGAATATGTCAGAATGATTTTCTTTGATATGAAGTTGGTAAATGAATGATTTCATTAGATAATTTTATTATAGATAATATATTTACTGATGAAGAGATATCAGTAATTTATGATCATGTAAATAATACTCCAGAAGACAAAAGATATCTACAAGATTGTTTTGGTCATATTGCTTACTTTTCCTGGTTACCAGAAAGTGTTATTAAAAAGATTGAAAAAGTAGTTTCTGAAAATTTTGATATTCCTCTAGTTCTCAGAGAGCTTTCTTTTGCTAGGTATGATACAGCAGATGGAAAAAAGCCAGCACTTTATCCACATTTTGATGAAACTTTTAAGGAACAAAGAGTGACTGTAGATATTCAAGTTAAGTCAACAAGACCATGGGCAATTGTAGTAGAAGATAGTCCATATATTCTTAAGGATAACCAAGCTTTGGTGTTTGGTGGCACACACCAAATTCATTGGCGAGAAAAGGTTGAATTTACAGATACTGACTATGTAGATATGATATTCTGTCATTTTTCAGAACCAATTGATATAGCAGTTCCACATTCTGCAGAGCATCTAGAAAAAATGTTTGAAAAACAGAAAAAATATAAAGATGCCTATTACGCAAACTAAACTTTTATGGTAAAATTGTATAAACTGAGAGGTACAAAATGAATAATAACGTAGCACCAATGCATAAATGGTTAACAGATTTTGATAGATATAACAAGCCTTTGCCAATCTATATTGAAAATCCATTCAATGAGCAACAGATTGATCTATTGCGTGGGGTAATTGAAAATAACCGTGTTCTGATGAATAACGCTCAATATGATCGTCTTCAAGGAAATCAAGAACAGTATTATGGAGAAACAAGATTCCATCCAAAGAAAATTGTTCACATGTCTAGACTACTAATTGAGTTTGTCTGTCCACCTGAAATTGAAGCGGTAATGGATTCATATGCCAAGCCAATTCACAAGGATCCTGTTAGACTAACTCATTATAACTATATTGATTATAATATGGCATATGGAGACGGGAAGTATGCTCCTGCACTTCCTCCACACCTAGATGCAGATGAAAACCTAGTAACCTTTAACTATTGCCTAGACCAGAATATCGAAGACTGGACTCTTTGGGTTGATGACAAGGAATATAACCTAAAGAAGGGTGATGCCATTATCTTTAGTGCTGTTAATCAGGTTCACTGGAGACCAAAGCGTAAGTGGAAAGAAGGAGAGTTCTGTGAAATTGTCAGCTTTGACTATTGCCCAGTAACTAATTACAGATGGACTGGCCAAGGCAATCCTATCGATCCAATTAGCAGATTTGCTGAAAGACAAAAGTATCAAGATGAAGTTGCTGCTCATCCAAAAATGATTGCTGCATGGGATATCTATAATGCAATGGGAAATGAAGCTGGTATTCCAGGTCACGAGATTGCAGGCTTTGTGAATGAATAATGAATCTCAGACAACTCTAGATATGATTAATGGTCTTGCAGAAATCGCAGATTATATGCAGGACGAGGAACTAACAACGGCACTTACCTTTATTGCTAAGCTTATTGTTAAGCCAGATATTCCTCTTCAAGTAGCAACAATTGAAATAGTACGCCTACAGGCAATTGCTGCAAAGATGTCTTTTAAAGCAACCTGGATGGCAAATGTAGATAAGGGAGATAGAGCGAAGAAGAACTTGTACTTCACAGCTGCAGAATCAATCAATAATTTGGTTGCTGCTCTAAAGTACATTACTCGCTAAGTGGTATTATGGCTAAGAATTTATTAAGTCAGGTAATGTTGAAAAAGGCTACAGATAAGGCCAGCATGTTCCTGAACCCAGACGATTTAATTGAAAAGCTTCGTTCTGGATATACAGTTAATCGTGTTGCAAAGTTTACTAAGAAGAAAACTTTTGCACCAAGCACTATTGCATTCTCGCATGGAGAGTGTCCACGATACTGGTACCTAGCTTTTGACGGTGCAGTATTTGAAGATAATGCTGATGCATATGGTGTTGCAAATATGACTAGTGGTACTTTGTCGCATGAAAGAATCCAGAATGCTATGTTGGCCTCTGGGCTAGCAAAGAAGTTTATTGACGACAAGGGTCAGGAAACTACTGAGTTTAAAATTACCAGTCAAGATCCACCTATTTTTGGATATGGTGATGCTATGCTGGAATGGCTTGGTGAAGATATTGTTGGAGAAATTAAGACAATGCCAAGCGAAGGATTTGAGTATAGGAAGTTACATGGTAAGCCTAAGACTGGTCACCTAGTTCAGCTTCTAATCTATATGAAGATTCTTAATAAGACAAAGGGTGTTCTTATCTATGAGAATAAGAATAACCATGACCTTCTAGTGTTGCCAGTTGAGGTAACACCAGGAAGTTACTATGTATCGTGGGTAAACCAAGCTTTTGATTGGATGAGAACTGTTCGTAAGGCATGGACAGATAGAACGTTGCCTGAAAAGAACTACCGTTCCAATTCAAAAATTTGCAAGACATGTCCTATTCAGGCAGCATGTGCAGAGGCTGGCAAGGGAGAGATTAAGATTAAATCTCTGGAGCCAATAGATGAAACATTGCCAATGGTGTGATACACAGTTCGTACCAAACACTTCATATCAGATATACTGTTCATCCCTATGTCGTGAAGAGGCCACTAAGGAAAAAATAGCATTACGCTATGAAAAAACTAGACGTGAGCGTCGAAAGAATAAGGATAGACGTTGTAAAATATGTGACGCATCATTGTCTATTTATAATGATGAAAAAACCTGTGAGCAATGTCTGGTTGATCCAAAAGAAGTTAGCAGAATACTTAGACAAATAAAAGGAATAGCAAGTGGCAAAATTGAATTCAATAATTGGGAAACCAACAAAGATTCTAGCGATTGATGCTAGTACAACTAGCCTAGCATTCTCTGTGTTTGACTCAAAAGATTTAGCTTCTTTTGGGAAAATAAAATATAGCGGAATCACTACATATGACAAGGTCATTGATGCCTGTAGAAAAACAAAGGCATTCTTTGACGCATATGGCCCCTTTGATGCTATAGTAATTGAACATACAGTATTTATGAACAGTCCTAAAACTGCTGCAGACCTAGCCTTGGTACAGGGGGCATTGCTAGGTGCTGCAGGTCTGACTGGGGTATCAGTAATTAAGTCAGTAGCTCCAATTACATGGCAAAACTATATTGGCAATAAGAAATTAACCAAGGAAGAAAAACTTGAAATACGTAAGAATAATCCTGGAAAGTCTGAGTCATGGCTCAAAACCTACGAAAGAAATCTCAGAAAACAAAAGACTATTAGCTATATTAATATCCAATATGATAGGATGGTTACTGATCCTGACGTTGCTGATGCTATTGGTATTGGGCACTATTCGATAAATAACTGGGATAGGTTGACAGACTAATGGCAAAGTTGTATACTAATGAGACATGGCTGCGAAAGCGATTCATTATTGATAAAAAGTCTCCAGAGGACATAGCAAAAGAATGCGGAGTTAGCCTAGAAACAGTATATGTTTATTTGGCTAAATTTGGACTAAGAAAGAGCAGACGATGAGCGATAAGCTAAAGATTACAGTAGATCAGGTAAATCACCCAACACACTACACTAGCCATCCAAGCGGTATTGAGGCACTACAGATTACCAGACACATGAACTTCAACTTGGGTAATGCTATGAAGTATATCTGGAGAGCTGGGATTAAGAGCGAAGAAAAGCATATCGAAGATCTTGAAAAAGCTATCTTCTATATTCAAGACGAGATTAAACGTATTAAGGGTGAGTTTTAGTTGGCAAGAAAAAAAATATCTGCAGCACCAACTAATAGCAAGTTCTCAAGAGAGTATTCAATGCTAATTGACGGGTTTGAGATAGCTCGTGGTGATATAATTAAAGTAAGTGGACAATATGGACTAAAGTTCAAATTTGACTCTGTAGTTACAAATACACACACTGGAGCAATCTGGGTAGACTGTTTCGAAGTGTTTCGTGGACAGAGTCAATGCTTTAGATCATTTGAGCCAGGGCAAATAAAGAGAATACCTCAGAGAGGTAAGAGAGGAAGAAGACGTGTTGCCAACAGTGAAGCACTATGACTTCCCAACGCCAATCTGGGTAATTGACGATTTTTTTGAAGACGAGTTAGCACTTCAAATGTCTAATGAGTTTTACTCATATGACGATGAAAGATGGCTAACAAGAAACAATTCTGAGTTTGAGGAAAAGCTTTTATCTACACACTGGGACTGGTATCCTGGAGTATTTTATAGGACATTCTTTGAGTTGGCTTCTCAGGATTTTACCGATGCTTTAAGCGACATAACTGGAATTAAAAATCTTATTGCCGATTATGGTCTGCATGCAGGAGGAATGCATTTGCATGCTAGTAATGGCAGACTTAATCTTCATCAAGATGCAAAGATTCACCCAAAGCTAGGTCTTAAAAGAAAACTTAACATAATCATTTATCTCAATAAAAATTGGGAAGAGTCCTGGGGCGGAGAGCTTGAGTTCTGGGATGATTTGGATGGTGAGCCAAATCAAAAAATTGTTTCTGTATCTCCTAAATTTAATCGTGCAGTGCTATTCCAAACTGATGGAGATTTTTGGCATGGGCTACCAGAAATGATTGCAGCACCAAATGGAGAAAATAGACAAAGTATTGCTATGTTTTATTATGTAAATGATGAAGAAAGCATAGACCTATCAACTAGGGCCAAGTTTGCCCTTACATCTGAGCAAAAGAAGGACGCAAGTCTTGTTGCCAAGAATGAAGAAAGAATGAGAACGGCTTTTAAATATGGAAGATAAGCTAGTAGAACACCTAGATAATGTAAATAAGGTTGTTGAAAAATACCTTGCTGGTAGCGATCCAACACAGATTTCTAAAGAACTTGCTATGCCAAGGCAGACAGTTGTGGCATACATTGGTGAGTGGCGACAGATGGCTGCAGATAATGCTGCTATTCGTGCTCGTGCCAAGGAAGCTCTAGTGGGTGCAGATACACACTATACAAAACTAATTAGTAAAGCATATGAGGTTATTGATGAAGCAACAACAACTGCTAACCTAAATGCAAAAACCCAGGGTATCAAACTTGTAATGGACCTTGAAAAGACACGTATTGAAATGCTACAGAAAGCAGGATTGCTAGAGAACAAAGAGCTTGCAGAAGAAATGGTTGAGATTGAAGAGAGACAGCAAGCACTTATTGAGATCCTAAAAGACATTGCTTCAGAATATCCAGAAATTCGTGATGAAATTATGCGAAGACTATCAAAGGTAAGCAAGCAAAAAGAAACAATAGTGATTGTGAATAATAATGTTTGATGATTTTTTAGAGGCTCTTAAGTCTGATGCATTTGCTGAGATTCCAGTAGATGCTAAGACTTTCGTGGAGGGTGAAGATTATCTAAACCAGCCACCACTATCAGAAGTCCAGTATGACATTGTGGAGGCAATGAGTCAGATCTATAAGCTAGATGATCTGATTTACCTAATGGGAGAAACTGATGGTCGAAGATACTATAAGAAATACACCAAGAACGAAGTTATTCTACAACTTGGCAAGGGGTCTGGTAAAGACTTTACCTCAACAGTTGCTTGTGCTTATATTGTATATAAGTTACTTTGTCTTAAGGATCCTGCACGTTATTTTGGTAAGCCTAGTGGCGATGCCATTGACATCATTAACGTCGCTATTAACGCACAGCAGGCGAAGAACGTATTCTTTAAAGGCTTTAAAACTAAGATTGAAAAATCGGCTTGGTTCGCTGGAAAATATAATCCAAAAGCAGAATCCATCGAATTTGATAAGTCTATCACAGTATACTCAGGTCACTCAGAAAGAGAGTCGCATGAGGGTCTCAACCTTATCCTTGCTGTTCTTGACGAGATTTCTGGTTTTGCTACAGAAATTGGAACTGGTAATGATCAAGGTAAGACTGCTGATAACATCTACAAGGCATTCCGTGCTTCTGTAGACTCTCGTTTCCCAGACTTAGGAAAGGTAGCACTTCTATCCTTCCCTCGTTTTCCTGGCGACTTTATCTCAACAAGATATGATGCAGTTATTGCAGAAAAAGAAACGGTACATAAGACTCATAAGTTTATTATGAATGAAGATCTTCCAGAAGATGCTGAAGGAAACTCTCTAGAGATTGAATGGGATGAGGATACAATTGTTTCTTACAAGTATCCAGGAATGTTTGCACTCAAGCGTCCTACATGGGTTGTAAACCCTACACGTAAGATTGATGACTTTAAGCTTGCGTTCTTTACTGATATTGGAGATGCTATGCAACGTTTTGCATGTGTTCCAACATTCTCGTCAGATGCATTCTTTAAGCAACGTGATAAGGTTCGTGCAGCAATGACAATTAGGAATCCTCTAGATACCTTTAGAAGATTTGAACCAAACTTTGAGCCAGATCCAGATAAGATTTATTATGTACATGCTGACCTTGCACAGCGTCATGACAAGTGTGCTGTAGCAATTGCTCACGTAGAAAAATGGGTAAATGTTCAGGTAGTTAAAGATTACGAACAGATTTCTCCAATTGTAGTAGTAGATGCAGTAGCATGGTGGGAGCCAAAGATTGAAGGCCCCGTAGATCTATCTGAGGTAAAACAATGGATTCAAAATTTGCGTAGAGTTGGATTTAACATTGGACTTGTCTCGTTTGACCGCTGGCAGTCATTTGATATTCAGAATGAGCTAAAAGCTGTTGGAATGAGAACTGATACTGTTTCTGTTGGTAAGAAACATTATGAAGATATGGCCATGCTAGTCTATGAGGATAGAGTAGCTATGCCAGCAATTGAGTTACTGTTTGAAGAACTTACAGAGCTTAAGATTACTAAGAATGGTAAGAATGTAGACCACCCACGTAAGCTGTCTAAAGACTTAGCTGACGCTGTCTGTGGTTCCATTTTTGGTGCCATAAGTCACACACCAAGAGACCTGAACCTTGAAGTAGAGATTCATACTTTTAGGGATAGACCTAAAAATCAGGTTGACAAACAAAAAGATAGTGTGATAGAATATAAACCTATGCCAAAAGAGGTAAAAGACTACTTGGATAGGTTCAATTTAATATAATGATAATGATAGAAAAGGAAAACATATATATGACTTCACTAAAGAAGATCGCATTTGGCTTGGTTGCAGCCACAGCTCTTGCAACATCACTAATTGCAACACCTGCAAGTGCTGCAGTTTCAACTGCTCTAACTGTTGGCGGTTCGTCAGCTGTTGGTGGCACAGCTATTTCAGCACCTGTTGCACTACCAGTTCCTGCAGACAACTCTGTAGATGCTGCTGACGCACTCAAGATTGGCCTAACTGGTCTTGACACTGGTACTGTTGTTACTGCTGTAGCAACTAACGGAAAGATCGTTACTGCTCTTTCTACTAGCGATGCACGAGTAACTGCTTCTGCAGGTGCTTCATCTGTATCAGTTAATACTGGTACTGGTACTACTGCAGACCTATACGTATTTACCACTACTACTGCAGTTGGTACTGTGGCAGTTACTGTTGGTGGAAATACTACCACCTATTACTTCCAGGGTACTGCTGGTGCACTAAACGCAATTGAGCTTGCTGGTGCTACTACTGGTGCTGCTGGTACTGTATATACTGCAACTGTAAAGGGTGTTGACGTATTTGGTAATGCTAAGGGTAATGCTGCTATCAGCCTTCAGGTTGTAACAAGTACTGCATCAACCACTTATTCACTAACTACTGATACTGCAACTGCAACTCTTGGTTCAAAGACTCAGGACATCACTCTTCCAGCAACTGGAACTGTACGTCTTATTGCAACTGCAACTGTTGCTTCTGCTGTAACTGGTCTTGCAACTCCTGTTGCTGTTCGTGTTGCAGACGTAACTGTTCGTGACCTTGCTTCTGAGCTTGCTGCTGAGAAGGCTGCTCGTGCTGCTGACAAGGTAGTTGCAGATAAGGCTGTTGCTGATGCACTTGCTCTTGTTGCTGCTAAGGATGCAGAACTTGCAAAGGCAAAGGCAGACAATGCTGCATCTGTAGATGCTCTAAAGAAGGCATTTAATGCACTTGCAACTAAGTGGAACAAGAAGAATCCAAAGGCAAAGGTTGCCCTACTTAAGTAATAAGTAGTATAATAGTAGGGGGAGAGCGTAAAAACTCTCCCCTTACTTGTCTAAAAATCAAAGGAGCAGAGAACTTTATGAACGTGGGTATCGTTTATTTCTCTAACCATTCTGGAAACACAAAGAAGTTTGCTGAAAAGATTTCAGACAACCCCATTAGAATTCCCATCAAGTGGGACTCAGAGAATCCATTAGTTGTATCTAACAAATATGTTCTTTGTGTACCAACATATGGTGGAGGTAGCGAATCAAGTGCTATACCTCGTCAGGTAAGAAACTTTTTAAATATCCCTGAGAATAGGGATCTCTTAGTCGCAGTAATTGGACTAGGAAACACTAATTTTGGAGAACATTTCTGCAAAGCAGCAGATATAATATCAGCTAAAACTGGAAAGCCAGTGTTGGCAAGAGTAGAGATTTTTGGGACATCAGAAGATGTACAAAGAGTAAAGGATAGGTTGGAGAAGATAAATGGATAATTATAGTTATCATGAGCTAAACGCCATGCTCAATATTTATGGCGATGATGGTAAGATTCAGTTTGATAAGGACAAGGCTGCTGCTAGAGCATACTTCCTTGATCATGTTAATCAGAATACAGTATTTTTCCACTCGCTGGAAGAGAAGCTTAACTATCTAATTGAAAACGAATATTACGACGAAGAACTATTGAATCAATATGATTTTGATTTTATTAAAGAACTATTTAAGCAGGCATATGCCCATAAGTTCCGATTCCCAACCTTTGTTGGAGCATATAAGTTCTATACTCAGTATGCACTTAAGACTTTTGATGGTGAGCGTTATCTTGAGCGTTTTGAAGATAGAATTTGTCTAAATGCCCTTATGCTTGCACGTGGAGATAGACAGCTTGCCAAGGATCTAGTAGATGAAATTATTTCAGGACGCTTCCAGCCAGCTACGCCAACCTTTCTTAATGCAGGAAAGAAGCAAAGAGGAGAATTTGTCTCTTGCTTCCTACTCCGCATTGAAGACAATATGGAGTCAATTGCTCGTGCTATTAACTCATCACTTCAGCTTTCTAAGCGTGGTGGTGGAGTTGCTCTTAATCTAAGTAATCTACGTGAACAGGGTGCACCAATCAAGAAGATTGAAAACCAATCATCTGGTGTAATTCCTGTCATGAAGCTTCTTGAAGACTCATTTAGTTATGCAAACCAGCTAGGTGCTCGTCAAGGTGCAGGTGCAGTTTACCTAAACGCTCACCACCCAGACATCATGCGATTCTTGGACACCAAGCGTGAGAACGCTGACGAGAAGATGCGTATTAAGACTCTATCAATTGGTATTGTTATCCCAGACGTGACTCTTGAGTTGGCTAAGAACAACGAAGATATGTACCTGTTCTCTCCATACGATGTTGAAAGAGTTTATGGAGTATCTCTTGCTGATATTTCAGTTACTGAAAAGTACCAGGAGATGGTTGACGATGCTCGCATCAAGAAGACCAAGATCAAGGCACGTGACCTATTCCAGCGTATTGCTGAACTTCAGTTTGAGTCAGGGTATCCATATATTGTGTATGAAGACACCGTAAATAAGGCAAATCCTATTGATGGTCGCATTAACATGTCTAACCTATGTTCAGAAATCCTTCAGGTCAATACACCAACAACATATAATGCTGACCTATCTTATGACAATATTGGTAAGGATATTTCATGTAACCTAGGATCGCTAAACATTGCAAAGGCAATGGAGTCACCAGACTTTGGTAAAACTATTGAAGTTGCTATTCGTGCACTAACAGCCGTTGCTGACCTGTCATACATTGATTCTGTTCTTTCAATTGCAGAAGGTAATAAGAAGTCACGTGCTATTGGACTAGGTCAAATGAACCTACACGGTTATTTTGGTAAGGAACACATGATGTATGGAGATGCTGAGTCTATTGACTTTACTAACATCTATTTCTATACCGTTCTGTTCCATGCTCTAAAGGCATCTAATAAGCTTGCTATTGAAAACAATTCAAGCTTTGATGGATTTGAAAAATCAGCATATGCAAGCGGATCATTCTTTGTTAAGTATATTGCAAATGAATGGAAGCCAGCAACTACTAAAGTAGCTAACCTATTTGCTGATGCAGGTATTTCTATTCCTACTCAGGATGACTGGAAGGATCTTGCTGGAAGCATTATGTCTAAGGGTCTCTACAACCAGAACCTTCAGGCTGTTCCACCAACTGGTTCGATCTCATACATCAACAACTCAACATCATCAATTCATCCTATTGCTTCTCAAATTGAGATCCGTAAGGAAGGAAAGATGGGACGAGTATACTATCCAGCACCATATCTAAATAACGAAAACCGTCAGTATTTCCAGGACGCATATGAGATTGGTCCTGACAAGATTATTGATGTTTATGCAGCAGCAACCCAACATGTTGACCAGGGTCTATCACTGACCTTGTTCTTCAAGGATACTGCTACTACTCGTGATGTAAACCGTGCCCAGATTTATGCATGGAAGAAGGGCATCAAAACCATCTATTACATTCGCATTCGTCAGCTTGCTCTTGAGGGTACAGAAGTTGACAATTGCGTAAGTTGCATGCTATAGTAAATGACCAAGGAGAGAAAATGATTACTAGACCAATTAACTGGAACAAAGTAGAAGACCCAATTGACCTTGAGGTCTGGAATAGATTGACAGCCAATTTCTGGCTGCCAGAAAAGGTACCACTATCTAATGACGTACAGTCATGGTCAACTTTGCGTGACCACGAGAAATGGCTTACCATGCGTGTCTTTACAGGACTTACAATGCTTGATACTGTCCAGGGTACTGTGGGGGCAACCTCATTAATTCCTGATGCACGTACTCAGCATGAAGAGGCTGTAATTACTAATATTGCTTTCATGGAATCAGTACATGCTAAGTCATATTCAAGTGTTTTCTCAACTCTCACATCAACAGATGATATTGAAAATGCTTTCCGCTGGTCAGAAGAGAACCCTTACCTTCAGAAGAAGGCACAGATCGTAATTGAACGATACAAGGGAGACGATCCACTTAAGCGTAAGATTGCTTCTACATTGCTAGAGTCATTCTTATTCTACTCAGGCTTCTACCTACCTATGTACTGGTCAAGCCGTGCAAAGCTTACAAACACTGCAGATCTAGTTAGACTTATTATTCGTGATGAGGCTGTTCATGGCTACTACATTGGATATAAGTTCCAGCAGGCATATAATGAAGCTACTCCAGAACGTCAGGAAGAGCTTAAGGATTTCACGTATTCTCTTCTCATGGAGCTTTACGACAACGAAATCAAGTACACGGCTGATTTGTATGATGAAGTTGGACTTACAGAAGATGTCAAGAAGTTCTTGCATTACAATGCAAACAAGGCTCTGATGAACCTTGGTTTTGACCCATTGTTCCCAAAGGATGTTTGTGATGTTAATCCTGCAATTCTATCTGCATTATCACCTAACGCAGATGAAAACCACGACTTCTTCTCTGGTTCAGGTTCGTCTTACGTAATTGGTAAGCATGAAGCAACAACTGATGATGACTGGGATTTCTAGTTAGATAAATGATTGGCCCCTCTTCGGAGGGGCCTTTCTTTTTATGAAACTGGTGTATAATTAGATTAGAAAACTTCTAACCCCACAAGGAGACCCCACTTGAAGAAGTTCTTGATTCGGCTTAGCTTAACTGGAATATTGCTATTTTTATGGCTTTTATTTGCACCGTCTGAGTCTGCAAAAGCAGAAGAAGTGACTGTGCAGGTTTCCCCTACCCCAACAAATGAAACATCTACAGCAACCATACAGGCAACTGCTGCAGATTCTATACAGCAAGCACAAACAGCAATTGCTAATGCAGATGCTCAAATAGCTACAGTCTCAACTGATGCCAGATCTTTAAATGATTCATCTCTAGTAGATCAAGCTATATCAAATGCACAATCTGCAATTGATGCCGTAGCAACAAATATTCAGGTGGTACAGGAATCCGTACAGACATTAAATTCTGCTCAAGAATCAGTAACAGTACAAACATCTATTGTAGACTCAGCAACAGCTATTGTTAACAATGCAACCTCAACTTTGCAGCAAGCAACACAAACATTAGAGTCTCAAACTGCTGTAGTAGATCAAGCACAAACAAATTTGACAAACGCTCAGGCTGATTTGCAATCTGCATCGGATGCCGTTGATGCACAAATCCCAGTTGTTGATACAGCTCAGACAAATAAAAATACAGCACAAGCGATAGTTGATTCCAATTCTTCTGCTGGGCTAACTATGACTGTATACCAAGATCGTGGGTATAATAACGCCCCACCTATGGGTGCTGGAACTATAGTTTCTGTAACCACTGATACAAATGGTATTAATGAGCCTTGGGGTGGAGGTGGGCCTGCTAATACATACCCAGAAGACTTCCAGGTAAGATGGCAGGGTATTTGGACACCTCAGTATACTGGAACACAGTGGATTTATGCTCCAGCAGATGATGGAACAAGATTATATCTTGATGGCCAATTAGTAATTAATGACTGGTTTGATAAAGGTGGTGGTGGTTCTACTGCTGCTGTTCAAACAACCTCTGGAGTTGGAAAAGCATTAGATTTTTGGTTTTATGAAAATGGTGGTGGAGCATCTGTTTCTTTAATGCGTTATACAGGAAATGGATACTGGGAAGTAATTCCAGCATCAGAATTTTCGACATCTTCTGCTACACCAGAACAACAAGCAGCACTACTATCTGCAATTCAGACCCTGACAGCAGAGCAATCTACATTAGTTGTCTTACAACAAATTGAAAGCAACGCATCTGATGTTGTAGCAGATAAGCAAATAGTCCTAGTTAATGAAACTCAAAACCTAACAAATGCTCAGCAAAACCTAACAACTGCTACAGAAAACCTAACAACTGCTATAGAAAACCTAACAAATCAGGCAACAATGTTAGATAATCTTGAGTCTCAATCTCAATCAGCAGAAATAGCTGTTTCTATTGCTGTTGGCAATCTTAACATTTCTGTTCAAACAATGCAGAACAACGTTTCAAATGCTCAATCAGCATATACTGATCAAGCCAACCTAGAAGAGCAACAGCGTCAGGCTGCCATAGCTGCAGAACAAGCTAGACAGGCTGAGATTGCCAGACTAGCTGCTGAGGCAGAGGCTGCAAGAATTGCTGCACAACAAGCTTATGAAGCAGAGCAAGCAAGACTTGCTGCAGAAGCACAGGCAAAAGCAGAAGCTGATGCAAAAGCAGCAGCAGAGGCTGCAGCCAAAGCAGAAGCAGATCGTTTAGCTGCAGAAGCAGCTGCCAAAGCAGAGGCAGACAGAATTGCAGCAGAAGCAGCAGCTAAAGCTGAAGCAGATAGGATTGCTGCAGAACAGGCTGCTCAAGCAGAGGCTGATAGGATTGCTGCAGAGCAAGCAGCAGCAGAAGAG